TCTTAGACTCTGACTCTATTACACCAAACTCAGTTAATACTTTAACTGCTGCTTTATCTTTTACATACATCTTAGAAGTATCTGCTCCTTCTACTAAATTAGCATATGAACCACCAAGTAATCTTTGCTGTTTTGCATATTCCCGGATTAAAGGTTGAGATAAGAATTTAACAGCATGTGCTGCAGGTACACCCGCTTTTAATAACATAAGTAGCATAGGAGATAACTCCATGTTACCTTGAATAAAAAATATCCAAGCATCTTTTTCAACATCAACTGTACCATTAATTAACTGTGAGTACAATTCTGATATTAAATCCCCATCTTGTGTTTGTATTCCTGATAAAGATATTCTTCCATCTTTTGTTATATTATGTGGTAGAAAAAGTTTTGAATCTAAATCTTTTGTTCCTTCTACCATTTGACCTAAATTAAAATCAAATTCAGTATTCTTATATGTCTTTGGCATTGCTGCACCTAGTGAATTAAATACAGGATGTAATGCATTAAATAAGGCTACTAAACCTAACACAGATTTACCAACCATATTAGCTTCATGCTTATGAATATTATATAGAGGCTCTAATGTTCTTGTAGGGCTAATAGCTCTTTTAGCTTTTTTGCCAGCTCTTTGTTCTTCACTATGGTAATTTTGAAATCTATTATAGTCAGTTACCTTATCCTCTAACTTATCAGCTATCTCATCTTTTAATAAGTAAGTAGCATTAGGTCTTATTAAAGATGCATAATTAGAAGGAAGTTTTAAAATATCATTAATAGTAGTAATTAATCTGTTTTCTAAAGCTGCTTTTTGTTTTGCTATAACTCTTTCATTAAGAGCAGTTCCTTCAGCAGTTCCTTTATTTTGTTTTATAATATTTTTTAAACTTTCATTTGAAAGACCCGATTCTATAAACTTACCAAATTTATCAAGAGCAGGCATAAATGTTGTAAGTTTATCAACATCAAAGTCAGCTCCTGATTTAGCAACAATCTCAGTTGGAGGTATAATAAGATTACCTGCAGACTCATCTAAAAATTCATGTACTTCCATAAACTCCATTGAGTTAAGTCCTTGTACAGGAATCCTAACAGCAGTAAGGGTTACAGCTTTTCTATTAGTACCTTCATTAAGCCATTCTTCATCTTTAATTGCCTCATTTAATCTTGCTCTAGTACCTATCTTTGCGCCTTTATAGTTTAAATTTAATAAATTTACAAAGTCTCCCTGTAAAGAAATAGCAACTTTCATTGCAGATGTACCATCCTTTGAATAGTTATAAAAAGGTAAATTATTAGTACCCATAAACTTTCTTACAGACTCTTCATTACCTGCTTCAAACTTAGTACTTGTTCCCCACATACCATTTGTCATAGCACTGGAAACTTGTACAAGAGCTTCACCCTTAATTTTCTGACGGATTAATCTTTTCTCAATTAAAGAAACAAGAACTTTTTCTATATCATCAGATTTAAGATGTAATGATAGATCTGTCTTTAATGTATTATCCAGATTCATATTAATAAACTCAATATGGTGTTCTGCTACATCTTTTCTAGTTAATTCTTTTTGAATTAATTTTAAGAAGTTTTCAAAATTACCTGTATACTTACCTGTTTCTGGATTATACTCATAGTTAATTTCATTTAAAAGTTCAAGCTTAAGCAAATCTCCATAATCATCTACAGCTTTCTCATATGCTTTTATAGCAGTTACATTATCTTTATTAATGATCTCACCATCTGCATACAAATTACTTAAAATAATCTTTCTTAACTGAGTAGCAAATACAGTCTTACCTTTGTAAGTAGCTGGTACTTTAGTTACATCCTTAAGATATTCAAGGTATATAGTATTAGGAGTAAACTTAATATCTTCCTTTAAAGTTTTATTATCAGAATTTGCTTCATAGATCTCATCTGCTGAACCATTACTTGTTACACTACCTACTTTAGATCCAGACTGAAATGTAACATACTGGATGTTCTTTTTCATCATTTGATTATGAAGATTTTCTAAATCAGAACCTTTAACCATTGATGGAATAAGAGGAGCTAATGCAAACTTATGCATAGCCATTACAGGAATCATTGTATTTGCTAAGTGACCGTAATTTTGTAACTTATATACTGGAAACATTTCTACAATATCTGCTTTAGATACTGGAATATTTTTAATTATTTTTTTAAATAAATCTTCTTGTAAATCACTCCATTGTCCAGAAGCTTGTTTAAGTGCCCGGTAGGCATCAAAAGTAATCCATCCTTGCCCATCACCTTCTTCCATTTCTAAATACTTAGAACTTTCAGCAGCAACTCTCATCTTTACAGCAGCCTGTACTTTATCCGCAGGTAATACTTTAGAAAGTTTTTCAGTATAATCTTTAGTTAAACCTTCTCTAATTTGATCTATATATTTAGAATCTCTTTTAAGTTCTTGAACTATTGCAGTATTAAGTTTACCAGTATATGTTAAAGTTTCCATACCAGGAATAGTAGCAGCAAAAGATACTTTAGAATTAAGATCATTTAAAAATGATTTTATAGTATTATCTACTCTAAACTTAAGACCACCAGAAGTTGATCCTGTATTTCTTTTATGTAACTCTTCTTTTTCATGGTTGTATTGTGCAATATCTCCATAAACTAAAGTAGCTGTTTCAAAGTTCTGAATCCATGTATTTACAGTATAAGCTTTAATTAAAGCTCTTTCTGTTTCTTCAGTACTCATGTTATATATCTTAAGGTTGTCCACAAGGTCAGGACTTAAGTATTTTGCTTGTTCATAAAAGCCTACTGAATCATTTGTTAACTGAGTAAAATAAGATGTAATATCTTTTTCAATTTTTCTTTTAAGTTCAGGATCAGTTTTTAAATAATCTTCAAGTCTAATATTTGGATCTGTAACAGCATCTAATATATCTTGTTTAGTTTTTTCAGTAAGGACATTATCAAAAGCTGTAAAGTTTTCTCCTGCTACTGTACCATCTGCCATTGGACGGTTATATCCTTTATAATTTTTAAATAGTTCAGGATTACTTCTAAATTTATTAATTCTTTCAAGTTCTCCAGCAAGATAAGGAATCATATGTGTTTTGATAGCATAGTCATCCGCAGTTCCTATAGCAAACTTATCTATGTTTACCCATAATCTTGAATCCTCTTTTCCTCTATCAATACCTTCATTAATACCACCATCCACTCTCATACCAAATGAAGCTTGCTTAGATGCATGTCTTATAAACTCTATAAGACCACCTTTAAGCATACTATTCATTTCCTGTAAGAACTTTCCATTAGCATCTAAAGATGTAGTATTAGTTCCACCATCTTCTGCTTCTACTTGTGTTCCAGAGTTAATAAATAATTGTAAACTCTTACCTTCTCTCTTTGTAAAGTTATCTCTAAAGTCAAATATGTTATTAAATGTTTGCAATCTTTTTGTGAATGAATTAATCTCAGGATTTAAGTAACTCATGAATTCAAATTCACTACCCTTAGTCCAAAGTTCCTTCATATTTTTTGCATTATTTATAGCATATGTAATCATACTAGCTGTATGATCATCTATATGTTCAAATACTAAATTTCTTTCTGCATTTAATACTGCAAAATTTGCAGAGTCAGCTCCATATAAAGCTTGAAGAGAAACAATATTATTAATTGTACTTCTTTGATTTACTTCTTTTGTTCCAAGTACACCAGCTTCAATACCTTTAGATAAAGAAATAACTGGATTCATTCTAAAATTAGTTATTGCATCTCTTACTTTAGGTGATATATTTGCTGATTCATTAAGAACATTCATATCAAAAAGATTCTTATAGATAAATGGTAAACCATATTTTTCTTTTGCTTTTTGATTTTTATTAAGTTCAGATTTAATAACTGTTAAATCATCTAGATATAATCCTATTGCTCTAGCAAATTCATATGATTTACTAGCATTAAGAACTCCATTAATACCAAAGTCTTCAACTACTTTCTTTAAATTAAGGAATGCAATATTATTATCTGTTGATCTTTCAATATATTTATTATTGAGATCACTCTTAAATTTAGCTTCAAACTTTTTAAGAATACTTAAAGTTTCTATTGAAGCTTTAGTAACTTCAGCAACATTATTTTCAAAAATAGTTGTTTGTAAGTAAGTTACTCTAGTTCTTTGCACATCCTGCCAAAAATTAGTTGATGTTTTTAAGTCATAAATATTTGCAATACTTTCTGATTTAGGTAATTTACTTTCTAAAAGTTGTTTAAATTCAGGATATGTTTCTTGACTAGCTTCTTTAATTTTTTCAAGAATTAATGGAAGATTTTTTTCTCCACTAACAGCTCTCATTAAGTTATTCCATGTAGTAGCAAAATCAGCTAGTTCTTTATAACCAAGTTCATTTAAAACATTATTACCATTTTCAAGTTTATGTAAACTTTTAAGAATGTATAAAGTTTCTTTGCTAGCAAGATCTAATAAAGATTGTTTACCAACTTTTTTATCAAAATCATTTGGAACAGAGTCATCATTAGAAATAATTGGTGTACCATCTTTATCTAATTCTTCATCTACTTCTAAATCTACTTCAATAAATTTCTGAGCTAATACATTAAAAGTACTATTCTCTAAATGATATTTAATAACACCTTTTTTTGCATCTCCAAAATTTTCTAAAGCTGCTTTAAAAATTCTAATTGTATTATTTAACTTTTCAGCTTCTATAATTTCTGCAGGATCTTCTTTGATTGCATCATATTTAATTTGAGCATCTCCAAGTTTTTTTTCAAAATCTTTTCTTACTAAATCATATAAAGCATTACGGTTTGTTTCTCCTATAAATAATCTTAATGTAGGAGATGAATTGCCTTGCTCTTTACCAACATTATCAACAATATCTGAAATATAAGAGTCAATACTTTTTGATATTGTATTACTATCTTGTTTGCTTAATACATCAAGTTCAGTATTTTCAATACTACCAATGCCTCTATTAAGAACATTAAAAGAAAAAGTATCTACTACTGGAGAATACTTATTTAAAAAGTTTTTATTTTTATCAGCAAAATATAAATTTTTAAATAAAGTTTCTTTTGTAGATTTCTTAGTAAATAATTGCTTTAAGAAATTAGCAATCCTTCTAAAAATTGAATTTCTAACAGGAGATCCTTTCTTAACACCCTGGTCAATACCATATGTTCTAAAATCTTCTGCTAGGTATTCTTCAAGTTGTAAATAAGAAGCATCAGAAAACTTAACTGTAGTACCATCTAATAATGTAAATGTACCTTTCTGTTTTGCTACTTCATTATATAATTGAGTTCTTTGTGCGGGAGTAAGAAATATTTGTGAGAATGCATGCCATGCTTCATGATAAACATCTACAAGAGTTCCCCTGGAACCAATTTCAATTTTACCAAACTTCTCATTTAACTTAGAACCATAAGCAATAAACTTAGCATATACATCTGAGTTAACAATGTTTACCATTGTTTTAAAATCAATATATTTTGCTAATGGTGAATTACTCCACCACTCTTGAGCAGAATCAATATCTTGTTGTGTTATTTTACCTAAGTCAACTCCTTTTCTATCTAATTCAAATAAAGAAGAAAGACCTCCTTTACTTGGGTTATTAGTATTTTCTGGATTAACAATATTGTCTATAGATTTAGTAGTTGTAACAGGAGTACCTATTGATTTTTGAATTGCATCTTTAATTTCTGCTAATACTCTTTCTGTTTCTGCAACTGTAGTCCTATCAGGATAATTAATTCCTTTTACAAGCTCTTCAAAAATAGTTTCATTAAAACCATTTGGAACTTTAACATTTACAATAGTACGTCCGCCCTCTCTTCCATCCATGGAAATACCTTCAATTATAACACCAAGTATACCATCCTTAATATAGTGCTTAGTTTTACCATATCTTCTTAATTTACTTAACTCTTGACCTTCATCACCCATCTTTAAAGAATTGTCATCAGTGATAATAATTTCCATTCCCTTTACAGTAGTAGATTTCACATTAAAATTTAAAACTACAGGTTCAGCTTTAGTATCTGTAGTAGTAGAATCTAATTTTTTTCTTTCAGCAAATATCTTTTCCATATCTGCTGTTGTTGCTATAAAAATAGCTTGTTGTCTTATACTTAAAGGTTCTCCTTTTAAATAAGCATCAGCAATATCATTTAGAATTTTATCAGAAACAAAATTTGATTCTGTAAATGCATTAAATGCTAAATCAGAAATAGGTTCTTCATTTAATTCTACTTCAGGTTCATTTAATGCATTATCTAATTGAGTAACAAAATCAGAAGGTAGACTAAACTTCATGTATGAATTAAAGAAACCAGGATCTGTTTGTGGACTTAGTTTAATTTTAGCATTTGGTAATGTTTCAAGAAGAGGTAAATAAGGACTTAATTCAGTTGCTATTTCACCAGTTTCAAGATTATAATCTAAATAACCATTTCTTCCTAATGCTTCTGCATTATATGACATTTTAGCACCATAAAAATTACCATACTTATCTTTAGCTGCATTTGTTAATACCTCTTCAAATATTGACTCTTTTCCATTTAACTCTTCATTTGTAAGAGAAAATGTTTTACCAGAACCTTCTTCTAAAGTTTTTTCAGTATATGAAAATAATAAAGTATTAGTTCCTGCATTATAATTAATCTTATGTCTTCTAGTTGAAGGAGAAGCATTATCTGATAAAAATTGATTTACAAAATTATACTTTTTTTCATTAGATATTTCAGGATTAGCTAATACTGCAGCAATCTTTTTTATTAAATCTCCAGGTGTTCTTACACCTTTAACATTATCAACAGGTAAGTTAGGTCTATCAAGTGGATATTCTTTACCATCTAACTCTATTACAGCTGAGGTATCTCCACCAGGTGTCATAACAGGTTTAATAGTTCTAAATGTAGCATTATTTACAAAAGCAAATTCTCTTAAATTTTGTAATGTAATTACTTTTTGCCCAATAGATTCTTTTACTCCAGCACTAAGACCTGTAAAATTTAATAAAGGAGCTTCTCCTCTTTTAGCACTTTCTCTTAAAGCATCTAATTGTGCAAACTCAGCTTGTTGTTTTTTTGTAACTTCTTCTACAGATTCTCCTGTAATAGCTGCAATTTCTTGAGGTGTTTGTGTAACACCTGCAATACCATAAGCATTAACAACTTCAAATTTACCAAAGTTCTTGCGAGTATTTCTTAAGAATTGATAAACAATACCTCCACCTTTTTCTTGTGTAGTAATATTACCCTCAACATCAAAGTATTGATACTTACCATCTGCATCTGTTAAGACTAATGCAATAGTATTTATAGTATCTACACCTTTAGGAGTAAGACCTCTGTCATTTATTGCTTTAGATTTTTCAAGAAGATTATTTCTTGTTTCTGTATCAAGTTGATCTTTATGAGTCTTTGCTAATTCAGATAAAAGTATTGGCTGAAGTTTTAACTTAACACCTTGGTATGTAATAGTTTCAGTTATTTCTGCATTTTCATTAGTAGAAACTTTTTTTGCTATACTTTCTAAAGCAGTATATATTCTTTGTTTACCAGTATCAATTCTTTCTTCTATTAGTCCTTGTTTCTTTGTTGGATTAACAGGAATTAATTGTGACATTGTGGATGTTAAAGCATCAGAAACTCTTAATCTAACAGTTTCCATTCCGTCTGCTGGAGGATCAACTTCTTTAGCATTTTCTGCCTCAATTTGATTAGCTCTTAATAAAGCCATCTTAGATCTTTGAGTCATCTGTGGTTTAAAATGCTTTAACACATTATCAAAACCTTTATCAACATCTTTAAAGCTTTTGCCTAAATCTTTAATAGGATCTAATTTAAGATCTAAGTCATCAAAGGCTGGTTTAGAAGCTATTACTCTAATAATAGAAGGAACTTGTTGTAAAAATTTAATGGCTGTATCTTCATCTTTCTTATCAGCAATGCTATTAAAAAGATTTTCCATATACTTATCTGCATCAAATATTTTATCAGTACTTTTTAAAGACTCTGATAAAGATTTGTAAACATTTTTGTATAATTTTTCAGCTTGAGGCTGACTTAGTGCACAGGTCATTTTCATTTTCTAACAGTCTAAATCTTCTAATAATTCATTTAAGGTATCATCCACAGATCCTATTGCATCAGCTTCTTTTTCAAGCTTACTTTGTATAACTTTATCATCAGTAAGAATACTAACTATATCATTTGATTCCTCTACTAAAATCTTATCTTCTGTTGTAGTTTTTGTTTCTTCTACTTTTTCTGTAGTTACTTCAGATTTTAGTTTAAATGTTTTATCTAATGTTTCCATAGGTACAGTCATTTCATTTGTGCGTCCAACAGGTCTTATAGTAACTGTATTAGCAGTAAAATTAATTTTAATAATTGTAGCAACTTCATAAGGTTGTAAAAATACTTCTCCTTTATTCTTACCTTTCTCTGCAAATATAGTACTTTCAGCAAAAACTTCATCACCTGTAGTATAAGATTTTTCTTGCATTACAACAGTTTCCCCTGAAGTTAACAAAGCTCTTCTAGAATCTAACATTTCTTGAACTTGGAACACTTCTTCAGCTGTCATTGTAAGAGCCTTCATTCCAAAATTAAGTTCAATCATTTGTAATTTATCAAAGTCTGCTTTATTAATTTCAGCTTTAAGTTTTAAAACTGTGTCTGATAACTTAGCATCTTCTTCACTTACAGATTTTTCTATAGGTTCAGGAACTTTCTCACCTACAATTTTTTCTACAGAAGCTGACAGAGGTACTGCAGATACTGAAGGAGTAGTTGGTGGAATAATTTCATCTAACTTATCTTGCATTTCTTTTGTAATATCTAAATCAATTAGAATCTTACCTGGTTTTAATGCTGTAGAAGATGTAGGTTTTGATGCTTTAAGGACTTTACCTGTTGTACTATCAAGAAAAATTTCAATTGGAAAAATCTTAGGTGTTGCTTTAATACCAAACATATTGTATAATAAGTTCACATAGGCACCTTGTTGGTATGTATTTTCTATTTTCTTTTGATAATCTGCTTTACCAGGAGTATTATAATCTTCCCATTTAGCTTTACTTCCTGTTTTTAAATCTACAATAAAGAACTCTCCTTTTTTATTTACAAGTAGTAAATCTATTTCTCCTGCAACTTTAGCTTGTTTGTCATAAACAACAAGACCCTTAGATACAATAATTAAATCATTAGTATCTATCCATTGTTGAACAATTTGGAATAATCCATTATCACCATATAAAGCATCAAATGCTTCTTTAGTTATTTTTTTAGGATCAAAAACAGGTTTTTCACCATTAAAGAAAAGTTTACCTTGAGCATCTATATAATTACCTCCAACTCTATTTTCTTCATATGTTTTTTCAGTAACTAATGCTTCTACTGCTTCTAATACAGAAGGTTTAGAAACTTCAGTAGTTGTTGTAGTTTGTGTTACTGGAGTTGTTTCTGGTAAAGATTCTGAAAGTTTAGCTAATCTACTTGCTTGCCGGTCAGTCATCCTATTAGGATTTCCATTATATGCAGCTTGTTCATCCCAAACACTTATAATATCATTAAGTTCAGCTTTTGATTTTATAACATTTGACTTAAGTGCATTTTCAAGATTTCCAAAAAATAAAAAATTTAAACCTTTAGTTTGATCTTGAGATTGTTGAGTTATTGCATTATCTAAAAGACTTGCATAAGTAACAGCAACTTCTGTAGTACTAGTTTTAGCACCTTCTAAAGCAGCTAGTTCTGCATTATACATTTTTTCAAGTTCTGCAATAACTTCTTCTTTAGTATTTCTATATACACCCTCTCCATCTACCCCTGTAGTAGAAGGTTTAAAATACATACTACTCCATCTACCATCAGACTCTTGTCTTAAGTATGCGCCTTTAACAGGTCCTGTACTCCATTCTTTTTCTGAAAGACTTTGCTTTTTTCTTCTTTCTATGTCAGCTTTAGTATCTGTAGTAGTTGTATTTGTTTTATAAACAGGTGTACTAAAAATGTCTTTTGTTGTAAGAAAATCAGTTCTTGCATCACCACCTGAAAATGTATCATTACCTACAAGAGTAACAGTAATTCTTTGTTGATAATTTCCTTTTCTATCATTACCTTCTATTGTTTTGTTAATTTTGATTTTTGTATTAGGGTCTAATTTTAATATAGTAAGGTCACCATTTTCATCTTCAGCATAAAAAGCACTACTATTTTCAGACACAGCTGCTAATTCTCCTACCGTAGTTATAATACCTCCTCCAGACATTTTTATTTCATTACCATTTTCATCTACAGCATAAGAATTGTATTCAGTGACTTTATCACCTGATTTAGTAGTTGATCCTTCTTTTTTAACAATACTGTTTTTAAATCCTGGCTTTCTAGGTTGATTTTCTTGTACTACATTAGTATCTGTAGTAGGTTGTGTACTTTGATCAGCAATAGCAGCTTCTATATCTGCTTTAAATTTATCAAAGTTATAAGTGTCCTCACCTTTAGTAGACCACATATTAAATCCTGGTAGTTTTGCTTCTATAATTTTTTGAACAAAATCATCTACAGATAAACCAGCACCAATTGTTTGATTATATAATGCTCTTATCTCATCCATAGAACCATCCATGGCACCATACTGATATACTGAACCCTTAAGCCCTGCAATAACATTACTTACACGTCTTAGAATATCTCCTTCTACATCATAACCTGTTGGCATTGGAGTAATCTTTTCTTGTTCTTTTTGAAGTTGATCAATTATTACTTGAGCTTTTTGAAGTTCAGGACTCATTTCCTTAACTCTTTCATTTTCAATATAAGCAGAAAGTATATTTGCTTTTATTTTAAGTCTAGCAAAATCTTCTCTTTCTTGTGGACTTAACTTACTAGCATCTTTGTTATTCATTTCTGATATAAGTAATCTATATCTTTTAAGAGCTGCCTGTAGAGTAGCATCATCTACTTCGTCAGCTGAAACAGTTTTACCATTTGGTAATGTAATCATTGGTACAACAACATCTCCAGAAGGTTCTGTAGCAGTTTTTAATTTTTGTTCTTTTAAATATGTTTCAATAATTTCCAGTGCTTCAGGTTCAGATTTAATATAAGTCTGAAACTTATTGCGTAAATCTTCTTCTGTAAGTGAATCTGGAAATAGTGATTTATTTTTTGGATCAGCTCTGTATGCATCATAGGCATCAATAAGCTGTACTCTTAAATCAGTTGGCATGTCTTCAACTAAAGTATCTGCAGTTATTTCTACAGCAGGGGTACTTTCAGTTGGAACAAAAGGCTTTGATGTTTCTTCTACAGATTCTTCAGCAGCTTTTGCTCTTGCTTCATCATATTTATCTTTTACTAGTTTAGCCTCTTCTACATTAGGGGTTTCTACTAAAGAAAATATTTCTGCAGAATCAAACTTAATTTTTCCTTCTTCACCTTTAGCTTTAAGATCTACAGGTTCTCCAGTTGCATTATCAAATCTTAAAACACCATCTTTATCTTTAAAGTAAATTTGTGTTTTAACAGTACCATCATTATATGTAGCTTCAACATATTGATCAATACCAACTTGATCTGCTATAACTTGTATACTAAATGGTTTAGGACTATCTATATCCCTTACCTTAACCCTTTTTTCTTCACGGGGTAACTTGTTTAATTCATCTTGTTCTTCAGCATTTAATCTAGCAATATTATCATTAAGTTTATCACTGCCAGATTTTTGACTTTCTACCAATTCTAGTATGTAATGTAACTTGCTAAACTCAGTAAGTAATTGCTCATATATTGGACTTCCTGCTTTAATAACTCTTTTATTAGTAGCATCAAAAAATTCTGTAGGTAATGTACCAAACTCTTTAAAGTCAGCAAACTCATCTAGATCAACATAGATTCCTCTAGAAGCCATCTCATTTAGAAGTTGGTTATACTTAAGTCTTTCTAATTGATCATTAATATTTTTTTTAATACTTTCTTCTCTATTATTCCATGAATCAGACATCCAGTCATATGTTCTTTCTACATGATCCATAAAGCCAGAAGGATCTGTTAACATATTTACTGCATCAGAAAGCTTATATGATTCCTCTCCTAGTCTATAATAGTCTACAAGTTTTTCAAAAGCTTGATCTATATTACCATCAAGAATTATATCATCACTTTGTTTAGCAAGAATCTTCATGTATTTTTTAAAAGAAGCTTCTAGTCTATTCATAATCATTTGATCTTTTACTTCTGATCTATCATTATTTTCAGCAGCTAAAATCCTTTGTTCTTTTTCTATTTTATCTATCTTTCTATCAATAGATTGAATTTCTTTTTCAGAATATTTACTATCATTTATATAAGTTTCATAATACTCAGGAGATTGTAATTGTTCTCTTCTAGCCTTAAGTTTAGCAAGCTCTGTAGATAAGGCTTCTTCTTTTTCTTTATATTCTAAATTAGCTGCATCATTTTCTTCTGCTTCAGTTAAGTTAGCTGATCTTTTTTCAAAACTTTTTAATTTAATTTCTTTAAGTTTTCTTTGAGATCTTTTATCTCCTTTTAAAGGAGCATTTGCATCAATTTCATCTTCAACATATTCTTTTTCTTTTGTATTTCCTTTTTGTTCATTATTATAAAAGTGGTCCATAAACCCAGAAAGCTCAACCTTAAATTCTTTTAATCCAGTTAAAAGCTCAGTTTTTTCTTTAACTTGTTTTTTTGAATAATCATCATCAAGACCTTTAAGACTTGTTAATTCATTTTCAATAATATTTATCTCACTATCTAATCTACTTTCTTTAAGAAGAACTTGTACTCTGTTTGGATCAATTTTTCCAATTAATTTATTTGAAGCTAAATCTTGAAATACACTTTGCATACGCATAACTGTATTCTTAAATGTTTCATTATAAAATATAATTGCTTTTTTACCTTCTTCCCAAGCAGCATGACCTATTGCTGCTTTTTCATATGCTAGAGTACCTTTTTCATAATCTTGTAAATTTACAGGATTAGGCATTACATCATTTATTTTCTTATACTGTTTTTCAATTTCTTGTGTTCTGGTAATAAGAACATCAAGTTTTTCAACATGTCCTTTTGTTTCCTCTTCAGTTGAATTCATCATCTCTGCATACTCCTCAGAAGTTAATTGCTTTAATGATTCAAGATACTCAACATAAGTATCAACTTGATCCATTTCTATTAGATTAGTAACTTGCTTTATAGTAGCTTCATTTCTTGCATCTAATTGTTCTTTAGTAGTTCCAGATTGTATAACTTTATTTAATTCAGCTTGTTCTCCTAAACCAAATAAACGTGTATTAAAAAATTTAAGGGGATCATTTTGAAAAGTATCATTTACAGATTTGGCCATATTAATGCCATAGTTTTTTAAATATTCTTTATCTGCTTTATATTGTTCTTTATTAAATATTTTTTGTTTTGTTTTTTGAAGAAAAGGTAATGCCTTATTAAGTGGGTGTGCCATTGTCCCCATAGCAAACCCTGATAAAAAAGTTTCTCCACCTTCCCAACTAAATTGTTTTCCAAGAGCATCTTTAAACATTTTACCTCCTGATCTTTTATCACGAAGTACTTCTAATTGAGCTGTAGTAAAAAGATTAGCAGAAACAGGTTCAGAATAAAAAGCTTGTTTATGATAATCTTTTGATGTATTAGAAATTATATCTTGTACAGATTCTTGTACACCTTCCATTAAATTAGCTTTACCATAACCAATGGTTTTTAAGGCTACCTTTTGAAAACCTTGTTTCCTTATTGATTGTGCTGTACCTTTAAATCCTTTCCAACCCTTATCAATCCAACTTAATTTAGGAGTTAAAACTTTTGCACCACTTTTTAATGTTTTTGTAGTAAATTCTCTAACTGTTTGACCAGCTGCATTTTTCTTAACAGTAGAAAGACTTTTATTAAGTAATGCAGTTACTCCTCTTTTAGGATTCATTATGTTATCAAAACCAACTTTATTACTTGCATAAATAATAAGAGTATTAGCAAACATTCCATCTGCACTTGCTTGACCAGCTTCATTTTTTATTCTATCTAATGTAGCATCATCAGGTCTTTCTCCATTATGAGTTTTTTTATATTCTTCAACTCTTTCATTAAAGAAATCATTTCTTATAAATCCTCCTTCAAGTCTAGCTTCAGATAAAGCCATATTTATATTTCTAACATCACTATATAAAGCACCTACTGTTTTAAATGTACCTGATGATGCTCTAGCCAAATTATTTAATTGACCTTTATTTCTTATAATATTACCAATAGCCTCTGTAGTATTTGATAATGGATTAACAAAATTGACAATCTTTTTACCAATATTAGCACCTTTTTCTACTGCTTTTGAAGCAGCTAATAGTTCTCTTGTTTTGTGTAAAGCATTTAATTCTTGAAGATATTTTCCTGTTTTAAATGAAGCTTCAGCAACATTTGACATAGCTTTTATACCTTCTAATCCTTCTGCTACTCTTCTTCCTGCATTTAATAAACGGTAAGTTGTTACAGCACCTGTTGGTGTTGCTGTAAGGGCACTTATTCCCATACCAATTACTTCTTCTGCAATTGCTTCAGACATTATACCTGCTGTATAAGCAAAACTTACTCCTAAGTTATTAGTAAATCCTACAAATCCACCTTTAGTTGAATTACCAATAGCAGCTGCTCTAGCATAACCAGTTGCTTCTTCTGGATCATCTCCAAAATCACCTTGTAATGCTCTACCTAAACTTTTAACTCCTGATGTAAAACCTCTTGCAAATAAAGGAGCCATAGAATATGTCAAAGATCTTTTATATTCTGACATTGCACTTGTACCAGCATTAAATTCTGCATCATTATTTTTAAATGGAGAGAATCCTATTCTATCAAAAGTTTCATTACCATAGGCTTTATATCTATTATAGTATGAACTACTGTTTATACCAGCATCATAAGTATAAGGTGTTATTACAGGAGCTGTAGCAAAGTTACCTACATCTTTTCTTAAAAATTGAGTTAGTGTTTCATTAGCAGCATCAGCAGGAGTATAACCTTTTTTTGGATCAGTTGGTGTTGGATTAAATGATTCTTGAAGTTGTTTAGTAAATAAATCTTCAGAAGCATTAGCAGGTTCAGCCGGTATTCCAGCACTTGACATTAATAAATTAATATTATCAGGCATAACTTAATTATTTATTTTGAATGTTTTCTGCTTGCTTTACTGTCTTTGCTAATTGTTCATTGACATAAAAATTAATAGCATCAATACCATCATCTCTAGAATTATCAATATTACTACCAAACCCTGTAACATTATTTTCTGCTTCTCCAACAAGTTTACCATCATAGTCAAACAACTTTATAGTTGTAACATAATCAGGTTCTCCTTTGCCTCCTATTCTAATATTATATTCTCCTAAATTAGAAGGATGTTTCCAGGTATAACCTTGTCTATAATCTACGTGAGCTTGAAAAGCAGATATTTGAGATTTAATTAATAGATTATTAAAGTCTCCTTGTTCACCAATAATACCTAAACCATTTAAAGTTAAAAGATCATAATCTTCTTTACTAAGTGAACCATTTGGATTTTTATCAGCATCAATAAGTTCTGACTTTAAAAATTTATCAGGAAGCATAAATTTCATACCTGAATTATCTTTACTATCATTAGCATATTTTTGAGCAATCATATCAAAACCATTAGCTTTAGTTGCATTTTCTTTGGTCCACTCCATAAATTTATTCATTAGAGCAATTCCTTTTGTATTTACTTCTCCTATATCTCCATCTTCTCCTTCACCTGTATCCCAACCTGATGAACCTAAGCCACTAAAAGTCATTCTTCTATTATTACCATTAACTTTTCCTTTTATATTTTCCCAATCTTGAACCCAAGTTCCGAAAGCTACAGATCCTGGACTATCAGCTTTTGCAAGATTAACATTTGCTTTTAATCCAGGTGCACCAATACCATATTTTGGATCATATGCTCCTGGTGAAGCACTTGCAAAACCTGGTATAGTTTCAGTTAAAATACCTTTATCATTAGAATTACTATATATAGCTCTAGCTGACTCACCAAATTTCTTAGCAAATATATTAGAAACTTCTGAAGGTGCATAATTAGTATATGTTGGACTAGTATTATAACCTTCCATTCCTGCACCATCAGAATTTTGCCAACTTAAGTTATAAGCTTCTGAACCTTTAATATGTTTATTAGCATTCTTATTTGGATCTTTTCCAAAATATGCACTAGGTTGATTATCTTCATATACTCTATTTAACTTAGTATCATAATCTCCTCTTCCAGAATAAGGATTTGCTACTCCACCAGTTGCTGGTCCTGTTTTAACCCATTCTTTACCACCAGGAACTTTAGGATTATCTACTAAAGTTTTTCCTAAAGATGTTTCATACTTATTAACTTGTATTTCATAATTTGTTAGAGGTTTATAACTATAGTTAAAGTTATCAGCTGCATCAAAAGAATTTTCAAGTTCTTCCTCATATCTACTCATATTATAACCTCTAAATATACCATTCTCTATAATAGGTGTTCCAAAATCTTGTCTTATCCCTGCATCATTTTTAAAAGAATTATACATATCAGCTATAATAGCTTTTTTAGAATTTGTTTTCCAAGTCTTACCATCTTGATAATTATCACTTACAGCATTTGCATTTGCAAGTTTTTGAAATAATCCCTTCTCATTAACTTCTTGTTTAACTATAGAATTTTCTGAGTTTGCATAAATAAATTTTGTTATATTTTTAACTACATTAGATGTATAATTATAATTAGGATCATCTGATACAACAAGATCCTTTGCTAATGGATCTTCATTAGTTCTTCCTAAAAAGAAAGCTCCACCAGACCTTTGAATAGTTTCTTTAAGTTTTTTTGGATCACTATATTGTTCTTCATCAAATATTGCTTTTCCAGTTTTTGTATTTATATTAGCATTCAAATCAATCCAACTTAGTTCAGTACTCTTTAAAGAGCCATCTCTTTTACGGCCAGTTGACTCAACCCAAGCTTTTACAGGATTATCAGTAACTCCTTTATTTACCTGTACCTGCCGTTCCTTAATACTTTTAAATATTGGATCTCCAACTGAAGTTGGGGCAAATATATTTTTCATATCATCAGCACTTATAGCACCTGCTGTTTTTAATCTTTCAAACATAGATAATGATTGTAATACTCCAGGTTCTATACTTGAACTAAACATATTATTGAGATCTATATTTAACATCTCATTTACATTTTGTTGATTAAGATTTCCTCCTTCTGGTGCTACAACAGTAAAAGGATTTCCACTTGCATCATATCCATTATCTTTATTTTCTTTTGCAACTTTTGTTGCTTCAGCTAAATTTTCAGAAGCTGTTTTATTTGGATCTGGTGTAAATACTTGTGGTACATAACCAGGTTCTTTTTCACCTTTTTTACCACCACCACCTTTTCCACCGCCACCTTTACCACCACCAGTAAGTGGTTTTTTCTCTCCAGTATAAGTAAACTCATCATAATAGGCATCTGCTTTTCTTTTATTTATAGCATTATCACCTCTTAATTGTTCAGTTCTATATCTCCATGATCCAGCAGCATTAATCTCTGATAACTGTTGTTTATGTTTCATATCAAGAACAGCATAAGGATTTTCTTTAAAATCTTCTTTTGCATCTTTGTAAGCAAAAGTTTCTGCTCCATTCATAATGTCACCATTCATCATATCATATGCAACATTACCATCTACAATTCTTCTTAGTTGATCAATATCTTTATAAGGATTATGAAATTCTCCAGTACTAGTATTACCACTACTTGAGTAAGCTCCATTTAAATCATCAAGTTGTGAATCAAGTTTTGATAATATATTATCATTAACATCTTTACCATCTTGATACTCTTTTAAAGTTTTTTCTAAAAGAGGATTAGTTCCTTTTTGTTTTATTTGCTTTTGTATATCTGCAATACGGGCATCATAAGTTCCAGAAACTGATTGAACATTTTTTTGTCTATCAGCTACTCTATCTCTCATTCCAGTATAGGCTGTTTCAAGATATTTCATTTCAGCTTGTTGAACTCCACCATATTTATCAGCATCCCTATAGGCAGCATCTTTTCTATTAACATAAGATTGTGTTTTATAGACAGCTTGAACACCTGGATCAGAACCTAATTGTGCTTCAAATAGTTTACTTAAAGGTTCTTTAAGTATTTCACCATTTTTATTCTTAATAATCCACATGCCATCTTGACTCATAGATGTTTTTTCAAAAGAAAGATCAGCATCTTTTGCAAGATCCATTATCTTTTTTTGAATATTAACATAGGGTGTATATACAGGAGAAGAAATTCCCATTGCAGTATTTGCATCAGCATTTTTAAATTCTTCTTTTCTATATTGAAGTTCTTTTATACCATCTTCCCAATAACTATCTCTTGCTTTTTGATCTTCACTCTTTAGTAAACCTTGTGCTTCTCCAAGTTCTTTATTAAAGTTCTTAGTCCAAGCCATATCTTTCATAAGATTAGTATCTTCATAAAAAGATTTAAAAATTTGACCTGCTTGCTGTACATTTTTTTCTTGAGAAAGATCAAGTCCAGCTATTCTTTTTAAATCAAAGTCTATTTGTTTTACTGTATTGTCTCTTTTTTTAATATTATCTTCTCTTGTTAGATCACCATAATAATATTGACCATACATTTTACCCAACTGAGCATAGTTAGTGTCATACTGAGATTGCTTCAGTTGAAGTAAATTTGAAACAACATTTAAACCATTATCATAAGGTTGTAATGATGGGATGATTGATTCAACACCTTGTAAATAAGTTCCCATATATTTATATTTCTTTGTATTGTAAAAATATTAAAATTTATTTAGTTTACTAAACTTTAAAAGTTTAACGTAGTTTAAAAGGATATACTGTATCAGCTAAAAGAAACCCTCCTTCTGCAAATATATTACCACCCATTCTTTTTTGTTGTTTATTCATTCTCATTTGTAAATCAATTGCTCTTAAAGCATCTGCATCACTTGTTATACCTTCTTTTTTATAATCAGACATTTGATCTAATACAGATTTAGTAGGAGCTGTTGGTGTAATAGGAGTATTATTTGTATTGTAATATCCTTCATTACCTTGAGAATCTATACCCCACTTCATACCTTGAGCTGCATTAGTTGCGGCAAGTGCTCTAGCATTACCCTTCATTTTACCATACTTATTAGCAACATTTGCCCATTGATTATTATTATCTTGGGCTACATTACTTGCCCATGTAGCATGTTGAGGATTATAAGTATCTTGAGCTTGTTTGCCAAGTAATAATTGATCCCATTGATGAGAAACATTTGCTTTTCTAAGAGCTGTTGCTTTATCAGCATTACTAGCATTAGTTTGACTAGCAAGATTAATTATATTATTTTGACCAGCTGCTTCTGCATTAAACAAAGCTGCCATAGTACCACCCGGATTATTACCAGATACTTTACGTATTGCATCTTGTGTACTTCTAGTTTGTCCTTTAAGAAGTTCAGCTTGTCCCATATAATCTGTACCCCAAGCATCTTCACGTACTCCTGGTGCTTTACCCATTATAGGTGCTTCATTAACATTTCTTGCACCCATTGCAACAGCTAATTCAAATTCATCTTCTGGAAGATTTTGTATTGGTGTAAAGTTTGATTCAGTTTCTTTTTCTTGTTCCCATGAATGACAATCTGTTCCACAAGGAACTATTGTTTCTTCATTAGAATAAGGGTCTGTACAAAAACATTCCTCTTCAGGATTTTCAGGGCATGCAGAACATTCTCCTGTTGCAGGATCTTTAGTTCTTACAATAGGAGCACCATTAGCATCAACCATAGCAACACCTGTGACAGGATCAATACATGGAGGACATTCTTCTACAGGCTCTGGTTGCATATAAATAGCTTCTTCTTTTCCTTCTTCACCTTTAACTTCACATCCTTTTAAGTAACCTAAATTTGAAGGATCAGTAATACCTGCTTTTATCATTTCTTCAGCAGAAACTCCATAATAAGATCCACCTTTTTTAGTCATCCAAGCACATACATCTTCTTTAGTATATTTACCACCTTTTGTTACTTTTCCACGAGGTGTGAGTTTAACATTAGCACCGGAAGTACCTTCAGTTTTATTATATTTATAATCTCCTTTTTCATCTTTTCTTTGTTCCCAAGTACTTTTATTATACTCATCTTTTTTTACTTCTCTAGTATTAATAGGTCTTCCATTTGCATCTACAGCAGCACCTGTTACAGCTCTAGGCAAGTAACCACCATTCCTATAATATCCACCATAAGCATATTGATCAAAAGGCATATCATAACCACCCATCTGCATACCATAAGCTGCCATAGGAGCTTGTTGCATCTGTTGTTGTTGCATTGCCATCATTTGTTCCTCAGAAGGTTGAGCTTGTTGTTGCTGTCTTGGATCCATTTGAGGTTGTCCTTGACCACCTTGCATTTGCGCAGCCATCATCTGGGCCATTCTTGGGTCCATTTGTTGTTGAGGAGGCTGTTGCATTCCACCAGGTTGCCCTTGCATCATACCTTGTTGTTGAGCAGCCATTTGTTGTTGCTGCTGTTGAGCATTTTGTTGATATTCTGAAAGAGCTGTAAGAACAAATTCCTGAGCTTGTCTATCAGGTATATTTAAATTCATTAATACTTTTTTAATATCATCTACTGAAACTTGGTTTTGAATTAGACTAATAATAATCTCAGTCATTGGTGTACCATTTTCCATTGCAGATCTTACCTTATCAGTAATTTCAGATAACACTTGTTCTAATCCTTTTTTAGCTTGTGGTAAAAATCCACCACGTCTCATTCCAGGTTGTTGCATACCAGGTTGTGGCATTTCTTGTGCTGTTTCTTCTGGCATAGCTACTGGAGAACCATCAGGCATTGTTGGTTGAGCACCTTGTGGTTGAGGTGCTTGTCCTTGAGGAGCACCTTCCATTCCTTGTTGTGGAGCAGATTCTTCTTTTTGAGCATCTGGAAGAATGTCTGCTTCTGTTATATTATTTTCTTCCATATAGGCTTTTGCAACTACAGGTATACCTTGAGGAAATCCTTTTTTACTTTCTTGTGCTAAAGCTAAAGCTCCTAATTTAGATACTGCTTTTTTAATCATTAATTGTGCAGTCTGAACAGCAATCTTATCTGATGTAGAATCTTGAAGAATACCTCTATACTTATTTAGAGTTAAAAATTGTTTTGATAAATCTGCAGGAGTATAACCACCTTTTTTAATAGGCTTGTTAAACATTTTAAGAATACCAGGATCTTTAATCATCATAGACTTAGTATCACTAAAAATAAAACTATCATCTGGAAGATTTAATGGTACTCCATTATTTGAATGTCTTGGTCCTTTTATTTCATAAAATAAAGGATAACCAGAAGGATCAAATGTTAATACAGTCTCACCACCTTCAGCTTCTAGATTAGCTTCTTCTCTAGGAACTTTAGTAATAGTTTTTGTTTGAACTGCATCTTTACTTGAAAGCTTTAGGTCAGCTCCACCAAATGAAGAAATATCATTAGCTAATGAACCATCAACTTGATATCCTGTTTTAGCTTTAGGAGGACTAGTAACCCTTACCTTATAAATATCAGGTTCTTGAGAAATTTTAACTCTATATTGCATATTAGTTATTTTAAGTATTCTATTTTACCTCCGGCAGCTTCAATTTCTTTAATCTGTTTAAGAGTAAGTGTATATACTCTTCCTTTTTGATATTGTTTATTAGGTGTACCACCCATTTTAGTCACAACATTATTACCATCAAAACCAATATTCTGAATATTTTTACCATATTGATTGTACCAACCTTTATCTCCCATTTGAGAACCAGCAATTTCTGCAGAACCAAATCCTGATTGTCCAGTATTAGGACTAGCTGCATCAGAAGATCTATTTTGTTCTCTAAATGCTTCATCCTGTTTAGCTTGACTCCAAGAATTAGCTCCCTTAGTAACTATATCAGTAAGACTTCCTTTACCAAATAAATCTGCACCCATTTGTTTAGGATCAAAGGTATATGCATTTTGTGTAATAGTTCTACCAACAAAATTTGGATCATTAAATTCTGGTTGATCAACAGTAATACCATTTTTTGCTTCTTGTAGGTAACCACCATATTCTAAGAACTGTGCATAAGATGGAACAAAACCACCTTGTTGTCTTCTTATTACACCAAATTGATTTACAGGAGGTCCTGAAGGATTCTGTAAGCCATTGTTTTGTAAAAAAGGATTACCTAATCCTGGATTAGATAAACTAGTTCCTTGTGCATTACCTGCAGGTTGTTGTGGTTGACTAGTTCCTTGAGTAGAAGATGATGGTTGATAAGTTGTATTTGTTGCTCCTACAACAGGAACTCCTGGATTTCCAACAGCTAAATTAGGATCAGCTGGTTTACCAGGAGCATTCATATTTACTTGAGGATTTACTGCAGGAGAACTTGGATTTAAAACATCAGGTTCATTAGCATTATCATCTGGACTACTTGGACCATCAGCATAATCTTCTGGAAATGCAGCTCTTCCTCTAGCTTCATCTGCAGCTGCTTTTTTTTCACCTTTAGCAATTTTTCTTTGAGTACTCTTTTTAAAAGAAGAATAATCTCCAGAATTTGTTCCACTGGAGTTAGTTGCATTAGCACCAGGTGCACCATCAGTTCCATTAGTACCAGGAGTTGTTCCAGGAGCACCATCTGCACTTGCAGGATCTTTAGCAGGATCTTTAGAAGGATCAGCATACCAATCAGTAACTCTTTTATTATCAAATGGATTCCATTTATTACCTCTATCTTTATAAGTTTCTTGTCTCATATGTTCTGTTCCTTCAGGAACATTCCAGTTAGGAGAAAAACCTTGTGTATAACTAAAGTCTTTTGAAAAACCAAAACCAAGTTTTTTTGGAGGACCAAACTGCATATTACCTTGTTGTCCTTGTTGTGATTTTTGATATTGTAAAAATTGTTCTATTTGTTGTGGAGTAAATTGTTGTTGTCCAGGAGCAGTAGTATTGGTATTGGTAGTTGTAGTTGTTGTAGTAGGGGCTGGTTGTTTTGTATTAGAACTAGGAATATTGCTAAAAGCATTTGAGCTATTAGCACCAATTAAATTTTCATTTGGTACTCCTTGTGTATTTCCTTTAGCAAATGGATTAGTTAATTCAGCACTTAATTCTGGTTTAAATTTTGAAGAACCATCTATATTAAATTTATTTTTAGCCCATCTATCAAAACCTCCACCAGGACCAAAACTTTGAATACCTCCACCATAAGCATATTCATCTCCACCATATATAAACTTTAATAATTCAGGATTATTAGGATCTATCATAGATTGATCAACATATCCTCCATCATCCATATATCTTCCAACTTGCATACCGTATGCTGCCATAGGATCTACATCCATATCATCTGTATAGGGAACTTGTGAAGGATCTATAGGATCTATGGTGCCATCATTACTAGGATCTTGAGGAATAAATTTATTTAAATTTTGTTGTTTTTGATTTTGGTAAGACCCAGGGATCATTGAGGCATAAGGATTAGCAAAAGGATTTGTTAATAAACTTTCTGCACTAGGAAGACTTACCTCTGGTACAACAGGTAAACCATCTGGACCAATACATTGATCAGAAGAAGCATCATATACAGCTCCTGGAGGACAATTTAATCCTTTTTTATTAGAAGATAAATGACCTTGTGTTGCACTTGAACTTTTTGTATTTCCAGCAACTTCATCTAAGGCTTTATTATTAACACTTGTAATAACTTTTTGTCTAACTTGTGATGGATAAGAAACTGATTTCCAACTTCCTCTATTCATTCCAGACATCATTCCTGGCATCATTCCATATGCTCCAGGTAAAAGATTCACAAGATTTCCTAAAGCTTTTACATCCCAATCAGCTGTAGCTTTTCTTATACCACCTAATGGTCCAAATTCATAACTAGTATTAACACCTGGTATTGAATGAGGTGTTCCAAATAAAGCTCTGTTAGCTCTTCTTATCCGGCCTCCACGGCCATATTCATTTTTCATAATAGTTGTATTTAATGCATTTTCATCCATTTTTGACATAGTGTGCTGTAATGCTTCTCCATAACCATGAAGTTCATCAATCCAATCATGAGGCTCTTGAGCTCCACCATTTGCTTTTGTATTCATATTTTGATAGGACTCTTCAGCTTGTTTTTTCATCATTGCCTCATTACCCATTTGTTTTACAGTACTTGCAAACATTTTATTTTGTTTTGTATTATTACCCATTGGGTCACCAATACTTCCTGCTGGAGGTAAATAAAATTCACTGTTTTCTACTTCTTCTCCTTCTGCAGCTTTTCTAAGTTTTTTTATATAATCATTAATATATTTACTTTTACTTTGTTTACTTCCTCCAAAAGCAAAAGATGCTGGTACAGCATTAGCATCCATTCCTACAAAGTAAGGTTGTTTAGCTTCAGGAATAACATTATCATTCATATACTGTCCACCTTCTGCATACTCTGCATCTTCATAACCATCATCTTCATTAGCAAGTTCACTTCCCAAATTATTACTTTCATAGTAACCATACGTTTCACTATCAGGTATTTCTTCTACAGCTTCTACTTCTTCTACTTTTTTATTATAAGGAGCTTCTTTATCATATGGAGCAGTTTGTGAAGATGAGTTATAGTTATCTAATTCTTGAAGTGTATCATACATTTCATATACAGTATCTTCAATTTTTTCTCTAGGTATTTTAAAATCTACTAATGCAGAAATAACTTCTTCTGGAGAAGTTCCATTACTTAATTCAGAATCAATGTATGCATCAATAGTATCTGATTGTCCACCCGCTTTCTTAACAAACTTATTAAGCTTGCTAATAAATCTTGGAGTTTCTCCAGGTTGTGCTTTACGTATTTTTACTTTCATAATAATATATATATTAAATATACTAAATTTTAATTTAGTATTTAAACTAAATAAGTTTACTTATTTAAAACCTTTTTCTTTCATATACTTTAGAATACGTTGATATTCTTTTGCAGTAACATCAGGTTTTCTATCTGGAGAAATCATTTGATGTGATATAACATCTTTTAAAGATAAATTATATTTTGTAGCAATAGGACTATAATATTCTATAAAAGATTTTATTTGAGCTTCTGTTAAAGGAGTATTTACTGTATTACCTTGAAACTCAACACCAATACTAAAATCATTTACATCTTTTCTTCCATTCCATTCAGACTCTCCAGCATGGAAAGTTACTTGTTCAGGTGAAGCATATACTGTTCTTTTACCATCTTCTTCAATAACAACATGAGATGAACTTTTTCCTGGTGTCATATATTGAGTTCTAACTTGACCCTCATTATTTTTAACATCTTCATAAGCAGTATGATGTAATACAATATTTTTTACTTCATTTTTTAATTTATGACCTTTTTTATAACTTGCATCATTTTTAGTTCTAAGGTTAGGCATGTCAAGTACATACTCTTCTTCATACTCATTAACAGGAGTTTTATAATTCATTATATATAAACCATTTCCTCCAGATGAATTTTCATTGTCATATGCTTTTAATCTGTCTGCAGTAAGTTTTTTATCATCATAAGATAATCCTCTTGAATATGTTCCATTATCTAAAGTCCAAGCTTCAAGATATTGATTAGTTCCTTTTAATTTTTTAAATTCTTTTTTTATAGTTGATAAACTTCCAGATACTAAATATTGTTGTTTAGTTACAGGGTTAACAAAAAGAATTCTTCCTCCTTGAATTGAACCATAATAATCATCTTTATCTTTACCTTTTGTTAAAATATTTAAAGAACCATCTTTTATTTTACCATTCTCAAGTACTTTTACTTTAGGTTGTTTGTATCCAGGATTACCTGATTTAGAACCATCTACATATAAATCTTCAATATCTATAATCTTATTCATATAAGTTTGACTAAACTTCCAGTCTTTGTTATTTTTAAAATCTTTAAATTGTCCAGTATGTAAATTACCATCAGCATCTAAAGCAAATACACTTGTATTATCTGTTATATTTTTTAATTTATCAGAATTTGTGAATGGATGGAAAGTTGTAAGTTCTAAACCTTCAGATTCAATATCATTATAATCTCCTCTATTTCTATAACCTAATTTTATATTTGATATAGGTAAGACTTGTTGTTTATAATTTCTATTACTATTAGGTATAGTAAATGATTGTTGAGTACTATTTAAATTTTTATAATACTCACTTATGCCTAATGGATTATCATTTTCTTTTAATTCAGGTACTTTAATATCATCATCATCTATAAGCCCATAAGTTTTACTTTTACGAATTATACCTTGACTAACATATTCTATGTACTCACCTATAGATTCTTTAGTATCTTTTATAAATTCACCTGTGTCTTCAATTGTTTCTTTAAAAGGATAATTTGTTTGAAAATCAGACATCTTAGGTGTAATAGGTTTTATTTCTTTTCCATTAGCATCATAAGATTTTTTATTAAAATCTTGTTTACTAAATTGAGCTGCCATAGAATTAGGAATAGGCTCTACTTTATTTATTGGTTCTGGTTTTAATAAAGCTTTTTGTTGGGCAATAGTAGTTAACCTATTAAATAAATCTTTTTCAAAATTTTCATTAATATTTTCTTTTGCTTTAGTTTTACCTTGTGTAAATGCTTGATCTATATATTTTTTTATATTACTAGGAGAAACAATTTTTGGTTCTTCAAAAGTAGTTATTCCAAATTTACTTAATATATCTTTTGGTGTTTCAACCTTTACTTCTTTTTGTGCTATACCAGGTCTTTGTAAATTTTTTATAAAAGTAGCTACATCAATTTTTGGTGCAACAATAGGATCTTTTGCTTTAGGTTTAGGAGTTAGTATTGGTTTAGCATTTTCTATTTGTTTAGGAAATACCTTAGAAAAAGGAATTCCTTTTGGAGCTATAGTTGCTGCATACTTTTTAAGATCTTCTTTAACAACAGTTTCTATTTTCTTTTCTATTTGCTTTGGGAATACTTTAGGTAGAGGAATTCCTTTTGGCTTACTTTGTGCAGCATACTTACTAAGGTCTTCTTTAATAGGAGTACTTAACTCTGAAAACATATTTGTTAAACCTTCTTTAGTACCTATACGTTTAGCAACTAAGTCTTCAAGAGTAGCACCTTTACTAATCATTCTGCTTACCATATTTTTGTATGCTTCATGATTAAAAGTTTCTTTTCTATTAGGTATTTTAGCTTCTCCAAATTCTCCTTCTAATATTTTTTTTCTTAAACTCATATTAGATTCAAAACTACCATCTGTTAAACCTTGTTTTTTAGCTTCAGACCATGGTGTACCAGTATATTGTTGCCAAAGTTGAGATACTGTTCCTCCATCAGCTTCTTTAGATAATTCATTATTATGTATTTCTTCTACTACATATCCTTCAGCAATAAGTTTTTGAATTTCTGATTTAGAAATATTTGTTTCTATTGCCCCACCTTCTTTTTTAAGTTTACCAACTCTTTGTGCTAATTTAGAAAATACTATTGGAGCTCCAGTATTTATAGTTTTACTTGTTCCATCTGCTTTTCTAATTATATTAAATCCATCTCCTGATTCTACAGAATTTTCAAATGAAAATAATGATCTTGCTCCAGCTAAGAATGGATATAATGTTGGATCACTATACTTTGTAAATGGTAATATATTAGATGCACCTTTTATTAAATTAAATGTTCCACCTCCTATATCTCCTTGAGAATAATCAACTAAAGCATTTGGTATATGTTTAGTTCCTGTATTATACACACCATAACCTCCTAATAAATTATTAGCATTAAGTCCTGGTAAAGCTTTAATAGGTTCATACTTTAAATAAGGAGATGCTTTTTTAGATACCTTCATTATAGTTCTAGGCACCAATCCAAAAAAGGCATCTGCTGGACCAGCTAAAGTTTTTGCTGCTAATGCTGATCCTCTAAGTCCTGATGCTACTTCTGCTGCTGGTAATATAATATTTAAAGGATTTGCTAATGTAGCTTGATCATAACTAACATTAGATTTTAATTCTCCACTTAATATACCAGGAGATTCTTGATAATTTCCTCCAGAAGCAGTAGATAAATCTACTACAGAATTCATAATACCCGCTCCTAAAGCATCTACACCTGATAATGTTTCAAGAGCACCTGTAGAACTATTATGTATAGCATCATATTCTTTTTTAGTAAAGTGTTTACGAAGAGCTTTTGAATCTATATAATCTTTATTATAATCACCTAATAAAGCTGGAACACCTGTTGCTTTAATTAAAAAATTACCAAGTTCTTGTGCTCCAGCAGCAGTTTTAGCCCAAAGAGATGGTTTTAATTTAGATCCATATTTTGAGTTTGCTGCCATATCATAACTTACAGCTCCTTTATCTGCTAATTTTTCAACTAACTCAGCATGATTATTTGGATTAATTCCATTATCTTTAGCAAATTTTTCAATTACTGCACTGTTCTTGTCATATTCCCAATTTTTGTTATAATTACTTTCTACTTTTTCTGGAAAGTTATCTTGACTAAGTCCAGCCAATCTATTTAAACCTTTATGTTTATTAAGATATTCAGCCTTTTTTTGATATACATAAGCATCTCTAGGATGAGCTTCTTCATAAGCAGTTGTATATGGTGAGTATTGATTAGTATTTACTTGTCGTATATCTTGTACTCTTTCTGTAAGAGCCATTGGACTTACACACTCTCCTGTTACAGGATCTCTTTGAAATCCTTGTGGACAAGGTTCTCCACCATCATCCATATGATTTAATGAAGGTACAGAAATGTCTTCTATAACATAACCTCCTTTTCTATATTCTTCTATTTCTTCTGGAGATAAGTCAGCTATTATTCCACCATCTTCATAATCTTTTCTTCTGTGTAAATAAGGAGTTGAAAAAGTATGTTTCTTTTTACCATTAAATAAAGGACCTAAAGGAAAATGTTTATTTAATCTTGGTGTAGTAAAAGAATGCCATTTTTTATCCCATTCCCAATCTGATCCTTTAAGTTCTTCTGGATAGTCTTGTGTACCCATAGATTCTATTAAAGGACTTTCTTGTTTATTTATTACTGGTTCTACAGTAGGTACTATTACTTCTTCTTTAACAGGATCTATTATTTTAACAGGATCTATTACTTCTTCTTTAATGGGTTCAATTGGTATAACAGGTTCTTCTTCTTTATTATAACCTAATAAATAATTTGATGGTTTTGCATAGACTGGATAAAAATGTCCACCACCAGGATGTCCTTTAAAACCTATTGGTTTAACTGAAGATTTAGCCATCATTTTTTTCCATTCACCAAATGAAACCATTGGTTCATTTATAAATGGAATACCATCTTGAGGTGGCATTAATTTTCCAGTACCATATGACATCCACGGATCCCATCCAGTTCTAGGTATAGACTCAAAAGTTTTATAAAATTTATCTTTAGCTGATATAGTTCCATATTTTTTAAGTCTAGCAGCCTCATAAGTATTATGATTGTTAACTCTAGTAATATATTGATTATATAATTTTTGTTGTTCTTTTTTTGTTATATTTGATTTTGCTAATTCTGCCTCACTATATACTATTTTTGTATTTTTAGGAATAATTTTACATTCAGTTCCTGTCCAGTATTGTCCTTCGGGACAACCACCTTCCATAGGAGAAAAAATTATTTTTTGTTCAGAAGCTCCACCTTTCTTTGCATGTATTAATCCTTGACCACCACACTTATGACAAGTAGTAATATCATCACCACCATCTGCAGCATCCCATTCCCAACCACATTTTTTACATGTTACTTTCTTGGTAAGTAAAGCACCACCTTTAGCAGCTACTTTAATTTCTTCTTCTCCTTCATTATTTTTAGAAATATTTTGAAGCATCCAAAGAATTTCCTCATCTGTAAATTGTTTTCTAAGATCTTTAATTGGTTTCATTGGTTGCCAATTATCATCACTTCTTTTTTTATTTATATAATTTTGAAATATTTCTGGAGTAATTTGTTCTGTAAATGGATCATAAATACCTTCTTTTTTAGCAAGTTGTCTAATTTCTCCTAGTCTTGCTCTAACTTCAGTTGGTTGAGAAATATAGTCATGACCTATAGTCTTCCATTCTTTTTGGTTAGAGTCAGAAGATATTTTATGATTTGTTTGAATTATATTTTTTAAATTTTCAAATTGTTTTTGAAAATCTTTGTCATCTTCAGTAAAACCTTGAGAATATAATATTTGTTTTATTTCTTCATCAGTTTGCATACTATAAGCTTCAGGCCATTTTTCTACTCTAGATTTATAGTCTTGATTATCTTTCCAATTAGAACCTCTATTTCTAGTAATATACAATTGATCAGATTCAGGCATTACTCTTTCACTAGATTCTTCCTTATCATTTGGAAATCTTGGATCTTTAGAATTTATAAAATCCCAATTATATATTCCTTTTGGTCTATCAGATGTATGAAAATATTCATGTGTGTACATAGAAGGTCCATACTCAAAACCTTCAGGATACACTTTTACCTCTCCTGTTAAACTATTTGAAGTTGCTGCGGGGTTAAAACCATGAGAACTAATAGTTGACGTAGCCATAATATTTATCGGAGGTATATCAGCAATATTTTCTTTTCTAAGTTTTGTAACATAATCTGCACCTAGTTGATTACCATCAAAACTATTAAGAACCATTTGATTATACATAGGTGAGTCATGCCAACCCTTAACAAAGTCTAATCCTTCATCAGCATATTTAGGTTCATTTACTAAAGCTTTTTTATAAGCTTCATTTTTTTCTATATCCTCAAAATATTTTTTTTCTGTAATTTTTTCTTTTTTTCTAATAGCTTTTGTTTCTTCATCAGGTTCAGAAATTAATTTTTTATCAATAGTACTTAATGGAATTAAACTCATGTTTACTGGATCATAACCATACTTTCCACTATATAAATAATGTTTTATTTGATCATTATATTTAAGACTTATTTTATCAGGATCAGCAGAATGCATTGCCCAATTTGCAACTCCATCTATAAGTTTTTGATCAGTAGCATATGTTATAAGTCTTGTACATTTTTCACCATCCCAATATTCCCCATCTTTACATTTATTTTTTTCTCCACCTTTATCAAATCTATATTTAGCTTTAGGATTATATACTCCAGGTGCTTTCTTTTTTCTTTTTCTAAAAAGTGGACTTTTTTTAAATAGTCTATTTGTAGCAAACAAATTGCTATTACCTTTTTCACCACCTGCTTTATAATTTTCCATTATCTAGGGGAGTATTGATTTTTAGTATTGTATAATTTTAAGATCATATTTGTATCATATGAATCTGTTTTAATTAAATACATTAGATTAACCATTTGTCTAAACTTCTTTCTTTGCATCTGAGGTTTACTATAATCTACTGCAAGAGGGTTAATAGATTTCTTATAACCATTTGATTCAGTAATCCATAATTTATCTTGAGGATAATTTCCTAATAACACTGTAGTACCTGGAATAAGTTGTCCTGTTGGAGGATAACCTGAACCTACTGGAAACTCTCCTCTATCTTTAGTTATATCCCAGAATTGGTTTATTCTATATTTACTTTCTTCTTTAGAGAATAATATATCAAAGGATTGCCCTGAAGTATTTAATTTAGGATAATCTAATGATAAAGTTATATTGTTCTTAGGAAAAATATTTAAGTTTAAATAACCAGAAATTTGCTCTGTATTATAAACAACTAGTTTATCAAAATTATAATCTAATACATTAAACTGATCTACACAATAGTTATTATCTCTTCTGTAACATTCAAGAACATATTCCATTGATCTAAGAGTTGTTACAGTTTGTCCTGTGCTTACAGGAAATTCTATTTCAAATGGATATTGTACACCATAAAAATTACAATATGTAATACAATCAAAATTATGTTTATATAAACCATTATTATGTGTACTTACAAAACTTGCTTTTGATGGTATAGTTAAGTCAGGATGCCAGTCATGAAAGCTAATCCAAAATTTACTTTTAGGATCATAACTTACTGTAAATGAAGCATCTTCAAAAATCATTGGATCTCCTAATGGTAAGTAAAGTGGTGATGTAGGATTACCTGCTGAATCTGTTGGTGTATATTGGAAAGAACTATTTCTACCATCATTTATATAAATAACTTTGCCATCTAATAAATTACCTTGACTATCAAACTTTTTAAGTTTATAATCTTTTTTACAAAAATATAGTACTGAATTATAGTTATCATAAATTGCTTGAGTACCTACACCAGAAACAGGATTATCTAAATAAGGATATTCAGGAAAGTCTTCTGTTAATTTACATGGTAAGAATTCATCAAACCACCATTTCATACCAGCTTGATTTATTTCTTGTAAACCTTCTCCATAAGTAAATACTTTACCTTGATCTTGTGATATATAATAAAGACCAGCAGGAGTTGATATTACAGATAATTTTCCTTGACAAGAACCATACATATATGGAGTATCTGCCACAACAATATTTTGTGCTTCTTTTGAAAACAAACCTCCATCACCAATAATAACTTTTGTTCCTGAGCCATCCATTTCTAATGTATCAACTCCTTGGAATACTTGAGGACTATCATTTTTAAATGTTAAAAAAGCTCCTGTTTTAGCAAATGTCTTAACTGAACTAACTTGACTAATAAACTTTTTTCTATTAAATGGTAAAAATATAAACCAGTTATCTGTAGGAGCATCATCTGAAATACCTAATGAATAAGTAATAACATTTGGTAAATAAGTATAACATAGTTGAGAAACTAATGGATCATAGTATGTACTTTGTAAAAAACCAAAAGATGTAAATCTATTTGTTAATCTAACAATGCTTAATGAAAAATCATAAATATAAAAGTTACCTTCTGTAGCTGTTAGTTTATCCATTCTAAATAATGTATTTAGATCTGTAAACATATAAGGTTGGTAACACTTTTCAAAATCAAATGTACCTACTTCTCTAAAGTCAAGTAATACATCTGATTCTACTACAAAGTCCCTTACTCCTGATGCAGAAAGATAAAAATAAGAATCTTTAGCAAATGTAAATCCTGGATAAGGACTTGGATCATCATTAGTTCTATTATAATTTTTACTATCTAAATTAAAATAATCATTTGGAAAAAATCCATAACCTGTTGTGTTACCTTGAATTAGGTTAGACCATGCAGTAAAATTTGTAACTTGTAATTCTGCTACACTATACTTTTCACTGTTTGCCCAATATCTTGGCTCAGGAATCATTTGATTATTAAAATAATTATAAGGATATCCATTAGGATCTCCATATAACCAATCATAAAAAAAGAACATTGGATTCTTTTCTGTAAATCTAGTTACATAAGTATCTCCATTAAATAACTCTATAGTATTTTGAATTACTCTTTTATTATATGCTATTGTAACTACTGTACCATTTGGTTGTGTAACAGTAACATTAAAATCTTGAGATGGTAAAACAGGTATGTTTTGTTCACAAGGAGTAATAGGTAATTGTATAATTGAATTTAATTGTCCATACTGATCATCTAAGTCTACTTTGATTGCAGCATAGTGACTTGCTATTGGAACACTAAATTCAATACTCTTTTCCCTTTCATTAATTTTTGGACCAAAATTATTACCTATATTAGGTAGCTCATCATCAAACATTCCAAGACTTCCTAATGATAAATCTTGTCCAGTTAAAAATTTAGGACCATCTGTTTGATTATTGTTTGCAGTTTCTGTTCTTAATACAAGTAACTTAGGTCTCTTATAATTATTAATTGTATAACTATCAATATTACCTGTTACAGTATTTGTATAATTTTTAATTTCTTGAGATGTATTTGTAAACATATAAATACCATCAGCAACTTTAAATCTTTTTGTGTCAGTATTAGAAGGTGTAGTATATACATCATATAGACCATGTCCTAAAAGTTGTAAAGCTTGTTGTCTATATGTACCTACAGCATACATTAAATCTACTGCAGCTTGAGCACCTTCTTGAAAATAATATGCTAATTGTGATAAGTCACCCCCAAAATTAATTAAAACATTAACCCATGATGGTAACATTTGCATACCTGTTAATTCTGCAGTATAACTTTGTGGAGTTAAATTACCACCAGCATTTAATATACTAGTATTATTAGTTTGATAAATATTACCTAATAACTCTGTTCCAGCAAATGCATCTAATAAAGATCCACCACCACTTCCATAACCTGCTATAGCTGACTCAAAAGCACTTTCAATACCACTAACTACACCTGCAGCAATAGAATTTGTTTGTATACCTACTGTTGAATTACCTGCAGCTGCTGCAAATGTCCATTGTAAACCATATTGTGATGTAAAACCTCCAGAAGGATAATTAATTTGTTTTTTACCACCAGACTTTAATAACACATCTATTAAACCAGCTACTAGTATTAAAAATAAAGCATCACTAGTCATTAACTTAAACTTAGGATGACCTTGTGGTTCAATAAATTGTTGTCTTGCTTGACCAGATAAATGGCCATACATCTTTAATTCATTTGTAGCAAGATAAGGATTTCTAAAACTTACATCAGGTGAATGAAAACTAATAATGTTTTTTGGCATACTAACATTAACAACATCATTATTCTGCTTGGTTGATTTTATAAAAGGATCATTATATTGATAGTTATGGTGAGCAGGATTTGTACTATTTCCTAATGGGATAATAGTATTATAAGGATAGTTAGCATATAATCCTTTTCTAGTATTTGCAGGTACACCTTGTCTTCTGTAATCTCTAAAGTTATTTATCATACCTTTAGCAATAACAGTTTTATTTCCTTCTCTAGATCCTCTTAAAATTTCATAACCTACAAGTCCAGGAATATCAATACCATTATTATCTTTTGGGATCATAATGTTATTAAACTTTACTCCCATTATTCTTATAAATAAAGCTCCTGTAGTAACATCTTTTCTAAAATGATTAGAACCAGTAGCTGTACTTACTAAACCAGAAACATTATCATAAATTAAATTTTCAGGAAACTTATGATGTCTAATTGGTGTGCCACATAAATCATAATTAAGACTTGGCACATTATATACACCACTCCATTGATGATAACTTGCATTATAAATATCTGGTCTATTATCTGGATATATTTCACTAGACTGCCAGTAACCCATATCTCCAGTACCAATAACTACACCTCCATCAGATAATACTGTATTAGGTGAAGGAAAGTTTTGAGTAGCTGTATTTATAGTTTCAAATAAAAGAATATCTCCTGGAAAACTATTTGCATCAGAATAACTTCCATTTTCAAATTGATTTGGATTTGGTCCCCATTGTCTTGGTCCTCTTCCTGGTATATGATAAGATGCTGTTTTATCTCCTGTATTATAGACCCATCTAATAAAGAAAGAATAAACTTCATCTCTCATGTAGTTTGTTTTACTACCTCCTTTAAAATAATAATCAGATGGATATTCAACAGCAACCCATTCTGATGTAATTAAATTTGCTAATGGTTGATAATTAAAATCAAACTTAGATGTTGGTCCTATTCTTAATAAAAAATTATTAAGTTGTGTCATTTGATCTGACTTTTCAAATATAGGTTGTATTATTCCTATAAGAGATACAGGAACACTTTCAAGACTAGGAGCATAAGCATCTATTGCAATTCTACTTGTTCTAGTTGAATAGTATCCAATTTCTCTTCCTATGGTATTCTCATTAATATTTGCTACTAAAACAAAAACAAATTCATCAAAGTTATCTGAATCTGCAGTAACATTAAGAACTAAAGATCCCTGTGCTCCATTAACAGTATATACAGGTTGAACATTACTTGGTGCAAAATAATCAGTTACCTTTTCTCCTTTTATAGTATATGCTATTACTGCATAGTAACTACCATTTTCTAATGCTCCTGATCCATTTCCAATTTCTAAATTAAGACATGGTGTTTGCATTAATCTTGCTAATCTTGTTGCATCACAATCTAAAGTATTAAGATCAACACAAATATTACAAGAACTAACTACACTACAGAATTGATCCCATTGAACTCCAGGCCATAAAATTTTTGTAGCTGGGTCTAATATGTTAATATAATAATTTACATTAGCTCCTGGTCCAGCCCAAATATATTCAGAAAGTGAAGGCCATAGTTGTGAATCTCCAATATTTAAATATCTATCTGGATTAAGTCCATCAGCCCAATATGCTTGCCATGAACAATCTTGTAATTGTCTTGTTGCTCCAGAGATAAGATTAGTTTTACTAAAACCTAAACACTTATCTTGAACAATTGGTCTATAGATACAACTCTCTTCATCAAATATACCAATCTCTGACATAGCAGACATAATAGATATATCTGTAATATGTGCTGCTGTAAAGATGAGCCACTTATCACTAAACAAATGTATGGTGCCTATTATATATTTATAAGGAGCTACTATTGTTGCTCCTGCTGTTGCACATAATACATTTGCTGATTCATTAGATATAGTTCCAACATCTCCTTCAGAAGTATTGTTTACTGCATTTCTAGCATGAGTCCACATTCCTTCTCCAAGAAAACCTTGATCAGAATCTTTATTAAGACCTTTAATAAAAGTAGATAACTTATCTAATCCGCTACTTGCTTCTTCTTTTGCCATTATATAACTCTTGTTGCATTAGGATTTGGTCTGTATGTATTTGCTGGTCTATTAGAATTAAACATATCATAATACTTAGAATACTGTGCTCTTCTATTAGTCCACCATAATTTTTCCATTTCTTTAAAGTTAGGAGTATTTACTAAACTTAAAGCATTATTTCTAGCAGACTTAACTCTTTGTTCTACTAACTGCATTCTTTGTGATACATCTTCTCCATTTAAATAAAGATTTTCAAGTATTCTTTGTTTAAATGAATACTCATAATATTCATTAAGAAGATCATGATCTGGAACTAATAACTGTCCATCATCTGTCTCCATTTGACCTTGATAATTTAAATAAACTTTTCCTGTTTCAAAAGTAGTAAATAAAAAACCACCTTGTATCCAACCTTCATTATTAGTATTCTGATATAAGTTAGGGCAATTACAATCAATACCTTGACTTTGTCTCATCCTTAAAGGTAAAAGACTTTTGTATGTTCTTGTTTGAGATGAATTGACTACTTGAATAAGTTCCCATTTTTCTCCTTTACAGTTCATAAAAACTCTTGGTCTAATACAAGTATCCCCATAAGGACTTAAAGGGTCATAGGATGTAGGTATAGTAGGTGTAGGGCAAGTAGTATCACAACTGTTATTCATGCAAGCTGCTGTATGATTACATGGATTTGCATTACATACTGCACAGTTTACAGTTATAGGAGCACACACATCTACATTAGCAGGTACTTCTACATAAGGAACTTCTTGCATATTAGTACCACCAGTCATTCCACCATAACCAACACTTACTGTATAGTCATTACAAATGAAGGCATAATTAAAAGTATAAAAATCATCAGGTAATTTTACTCTACCATGAGTTACATCTAGTATAACTTCTTTAGTTTGATTAATTCTTAAACCTAAATCATAGTTTATTTTTTTAGCTAATTTGATAAGTTGTTGAGGCTCTATCATATTCTCTAAAGCAAATGTGTTTAGATCAATAGTAACATCTTCCAGCAACTGGTCAAATGTTCTATATTTAAGTGTATAATTAAAATCCATTATCTAAGAGTATTTTGACTATCATCAGCACCATCTGTTGGTATTGACATAGACATAGTTAATTCTTTAATTACCATTTGTTCTACTTCAGAAAATAAATACTCTGGAATATTATAACTTTCATTTTGTCTAGTCATACAATCTTCTTCACAAATTTCTACTTTGTTTTCAAAAATAGCTTCCATCCTTATTGCTTCCCAATCTATATTAGGACAATAGATATATCCATTTAAATACCAAAAGTATCTTCTTGTATTGTATTTGAAAGTTGTTGATTTTGTAATAGACACCCAAGTCCCTGGTTCTGTTCTAAACATTTCTATAGAACCATCTATAGAAGATGTAGTACGTATAATAGGACCAAACATACCATCTAGTATACTTGGTAATTTATCTTTTGATCTTTTAAAATAACATTCAGAATAAACTCCAACACATCCAGCTTCTACTTTATCTACATCTATTAGTTCTATATAAGGTAGAACTTGAAAGATCTGACTCATCTTCATTAACCTGAATTGATTGTCTTCTCTTTTAATTAAAGTCTTTGCATATTTTTGTATTGCAAAATAAATAGTTCTATCTGTTAAGAAAGGATCTTCCTTAACTGCCTTTAGAACATTTCTAACTCTTGATATGGCTTCTCCAATTGTTGTCATAGGTCAAACTCATTATAATTTTCTAAAGCAATTTTTTGTTTCTTTAATATTATATCTTTTAAAATAGCTTTTTGATATGTAAGTCTAAGTTTTGTGGTCGCATCTACTACAACATACATATTCCAATTTTCTGGATAACTTTTAGCAACAGCTCTTTTAAATTCTCTACATGCTACAAAACTCCAAAATTCTCTATTTTTCATTTTATGTTTTGGGGCATGACTTGTAAAAAAAATCTTTGCTAGTTTACCATCTGATTCCCAATTCCTATTTGTTACAGTAACTCCATATTTGTTAGATTTAGCAAAGTCAATATTTTGTTTCTTACTTTCTTGACATGTACCAATAAATAACCAACCTATTGTTTCTGGAAGTTGAACTCCATCTCTTTTATCTATAACAGTTTTATAAACAGCATTATTAAAATTCTTTACTATATTTTTTAATAACCCATCATCTATATTTTTATACTTAGTATGTTTTTCTTTAAACTTTTTAAAAAACTCTTTATTTAGAACATTATAACTGTCCGGTCTAAATCTTGGAGCTTTAACATCTGGCTTTTTAAATTCTTTCATACTATACTATTTAATATACTAAAAATAAATGACTTTAGCAAATATAGGTATAAAAACAAAACCTCCCACAAGTGTGAGAGGTCTGTCTGTTGTTACAGAAACCAACAACTGCAACTTTATTTTTTTATGCACAGAAATGTGCTACTATTAAAGCTAATGCATCTGCCATAGATGTATTAGTAGGAACTACTTCTACTAAACCACACATAATTGGATCACCAGTATATATAGTACACTGAGCATCTGTTACTGTGTAACATGGTTCTGGATCAGGACATCCTCCTGGGGTTGGGCATGGAGCTGGACTAACTAAAAAGCTATCTTTACATCCACATTCTTTACAAGTATATTTTGTTGCCATAATTTAAATTATTAAGTACAAGGTACAGGAGTTGGTATTAAAGTTTCACAAGGTCCTATGTAAGACATAAGTCCTGATAATTGAATTATAAATCCACCAAGTTGATCAGCATGACCAGCATTTTGAGTAAAGGCCCAAGTATCAGCATCACCTGTAAGACTAGGTGAATATGCACCTGCTGCTGTAGCATTATAACTTGAGGGTGCAGTTGGTGTAAAAGTTGGTATATTTTCACCAGATATAATATTACTTATCACACTTCTACTTATAGCACTATATTCAATACCAGATCCTGCACTTGCATATGATTCATCATATAAAGGCCCAGATATTTGTAATACACCAGAACTTGAAATAGAAACACCTACTAAAGAATTTAAACCAGCATTTATATTACCTGTAGTTCTTACTGTTCTTTGAATAATCTGTCTTGTACCTAAAACATAACTTCCATCTAATGTATTACCTACTGGTATAACTGATGTAGGAATTACTGAATTACCTTTATTAAACCTAAGACCAATTGCAGTACCTGCCGCCCATACACCACCATTATATCCTATTAATAAACATGAGTCAGCTGCATTAACAGAAGTAATAGTATTAAATGTATTTCCGTATGCTAATGGAACATAATCATCTGCATCATTTGATGTATTAATAACACCTCCCGCACCAAAACTTGCATTTCCCATAGGAACAACAGCATATCCTCTAAAATGAATTACATTACCAATTCTTCTACATTGTGGTCTACCTGGATTAGCAGACATAAAAGCAAATCCTGATAAATTAACCCATCCTGTATCTTGAACATTTGCGGTTAATACCCCAGTTGTAAAATCTAAATTAACAGAGTTTGTATCTTGTACACTTAAAGGTGTACTAGTTATTTGACAAAGAGCAATCCATATATTAGTTATACTTTCTGCTAAAGTTGTTGGAGTTGCTGTCCAATTTGGATTAGATGTAATGTCTGTACTAAAACTACAATCAGGAACTAATGAAGTTCCAATTTGAGATATAGTTCCTAATACACCCATTAAACTACAATAACCATTAGTAGTGTTATTAATTAATTGATCAAGAACAATATCTAATGAGTATGAATTACCAGAAAGTAAAGTTCCAATATTACAATTAATAACAATACTTGGAATTGGAATAGCTGGTGGAGGTGTATCTTCTAATGCAGTTACTCTTATTAATAAATTACTTATCTGTAAATTAATATTAGATATGTCTGTAATGATTGAACAAATTCTTAATCCTATTGCATTAACATAATCTACTAATTGCATAGTAGTTTGTGTTCCTATTACAAAACATGGAGCTACACTTACTACACAATCAGGACATCCTGTTAAATCTGCTGAACTACTTCTAGTTGAAAATGCATCACTTCTAGCTAAAGTTGTATCAATATTTTCTAAAGCACAAATTCTATCAATTAAAAATTGTATTAATGTAACAAAATCTTTTGGTCCACAAGCAGTAATATCAAAGCATGTAAGATCATAATTTTTTATATCTAATATATCTAATATACCACATAGTTCTAAAGCAAGTGCTTCTACTACATCTGATATAGTGTCTCCTTTACATAACTTAATACATGGAAGATCTGGACCTTGCCAAATGACACAGTTTGATGAAATTGGGCTACAAGGAGAGTTATCGTAATTTAAAGGTTTCATATCTTTTCTATTAATATAATATACAAATTAATTTCCACAATTGCAAGAACTTGCTGGTCTGTTACAACAACTAGATAATGGTTTACATATATAATTTGGATTTCTTAAAGAATCTAAATCAATAAGTTGTTTTTTAATTAACAAGTCATCTAGTTCTTCTGGACAACAGTTTGAAATACCATATCTTAATTCTAGTACTGATTTATAAAGTAATTCAGCTGACCTACATGTTATTTCTTCATACTTCCAAATAGAACAAAATGGTGTGTTATATCCTGGTGTTAAAGATTTTAATGGGTATACTTTTGGTGGGCATACTCCATTGTCACAATTACCAAAGTATGTTGCATAATATACAAAAGCAATACTACTAATAGTTCTAGGATTTAATACTGGGATACTTGATATAATTTGCCAATCTCCTTGAGGACAATCTAAATTATTTACTAAACCTAAATTATAAAGCGGATTCCCACTTGCATCATATATTTCCCAAGTAGTTCCATTATAGGCTACTGTTTTATTTGTTCCATAATTATATATTTTTTTACCATTTGCTAATACACCTGTAGCTATTGCTAATACTATTGTATCAACAGAACTTACTGTTTCAGTAAATATTAAAATATCACAGTCTTCTTCTGGAAGTAACCACTTTATTAAACAAATTCTATCACTAGTTTCTCCTGGTTGTAAAGTAAGAGTTTGTGTATCACCATAGCAATCAACATAATCATAAGTATATTCTACTAAGTTTTGATTTTTAATAGTTGTACATATACAAGGAGCACTTGTTATACATGTAATACAATCTATATAATCACTAATAACTATAACAGATCCTGGATTTATTGGTACTATTGCTAAAGCTACAGTCCAACACTCATCACAATTATTAAGTTTAACAGTAAGACCTACATATAAGCTAAGATCTGTATATGTATAAATTATATTTTGAGGATCATTACAATCAGTTAATCTATAGTATGGTCTTTCACATTCAAAGCAATTAATAAAAGAAGTAATAATTACAATGACTTGTGTTGAAGGAGGAACAAAATTAATAAGTTCAACTATAAAGCATCCACAATCAGTTAAAAGAGTTTGTCCTACATATGCTGATAAATCTTGATAAGTATATTGAATATCATAAATTCCTGTACAACTAGTAAGTTTATATGCAACAACAGTTTTACAACTATCACAACCGTCAGTAGTAATTAAAATTATAACTTCTATTGGACAATCACATTCATCTAAGGGTGATTCTTCTACTATCCAACATGTATCATATCCTGCAATTCTAATTATAGAACCATTTATTGCAGGTACTATGAGACCTGCAGTATTACTATAAATAATATTTGTAGGATCTTCACAATCTGTAAGTTTAAAACATTTTTCTGGACAAACATTATCTATACAATCTCCTAATGCAGTTATAGTATAATCATCACTTGTGTTTCCTGTAATAGGTAAAATCTGAGAACATAGTGTTATCCAAGGTGGTGTTGATGCTGGATCAATATTTATTAGCACACCATCTTGTATATATGTAATACCTTGAGCACCTTCTATATAATAACATATTGTATCACAATCACATACAGTTTCTGGATTAATTGTTACAACTATTGCACCTTCACAATTAGGATCTTCTAGTTCAACAACAAAAACACAACCAGTAAAAACATCTGAATTAGAAACAGATACAAAAGTATTTACATAATCTATTAATCCATTTGTATTACTTATAAAAGGTGGAGTTACTCCATCACAAGGTATTAGTAAAAAACATGGACAAATAAGTTCAAACTTAGTTTCAATAGTACATAATGGAACTCCTTGACATTCATCTAAAACAGATCCTTCTGGACATTCCCAAATACCTGGATCATTTGGATCAGGTACTTGTAATCCAAGCATATTAGCTGTTGAAAATAAAGTAAATGGAACTAAATCTGCTGGGACATTACCACAGTTACCTGGACCAAGAGCTGGATTTAATAAAGTAGATTGAAAAGTTGCAAGATCTATATCATATATTTCTGCACCAAAAGCTTCTTTGTTATTAATTCCTCCAGGTAAATTTATACCACATAAAGTTATTGTATGTGTTCCTGCTGTTAATGTAATTGGAAAAACATGCCATGAAGTAAATGGAACACTAACATTATCATTAGGTACATTAAGATATACTGTAAGTACATTATCTATATAAAGTTTTACTTTATTATCTCCTGCAATACCAATTAGATATTGTTTTGTTTCTGTTGGTATTACACAAAAATCAAAACAAAGTTCTACATTTACAGGAAATCCTGGTGCCCAAATACCAACAGTATTTAATCTACCTCCTATAGTTCCTGTTGGACAAGGACCCCATGAACCCCACAAAGTACTCATTACTTGATTAGTAACAGGAATAACCGCTCCTAAACCATTATTATCTTTTACAGAATATAAAGCATTACTAGCTCCCATTCCAAGTACTGGAAGTATTGCTGTACTAATATCACTATAAAGTCTAATACCAGCAGCTGAATAACTAGTAACCTTGTCACCTGCTCCTACAGTTAATAATCCACCAGTATAAGTTGCTTCTACTTCAACAACCTGAATACATTCTCCATCTATTTCAGTAAATCCTGGAGGACATTCACATACTACAGGAGTTGTACAAGGAGTACATATTGGATCATCACAATCAAGTGCTTTATTTGTTTCTACAAGAAATATAATATTTGGAACAATAGGATATGATATTGGTAGTTGAGTTGTTAGTTGTACAACAGTATAACAGTACCCTGGTTCTAATGATCCTCCTGTTCCTGGAAAAGGTGTAGTACCAACATATTTATATGTTGTACCACTTACAATAGCTATTAGTCCAGAAAAAAATATATCTTCACCACCACAACATGGTGTAAATTTATAATATATACTTACAGTAATTGCATTTAATGGACCTGACATATTTGGTATTATTATCTAGTAAATTTTCTTAAATTCTGATTTTGTATTTGTAATTTGGTTAAACCATCCCTTACAATAGGTTGAGTTTTTTTATCTACAGTTGTAATACAACTAGTACATCCTACTAAGCCTGTTGATGAAGTTCTTTTCTGACATCCACAAGACATATTTTTTTTACAGTTTGGACATTGAGCCATAAATTATTGGTTTTTAAATATTTAACAATTAACACAATCCATTTTATTTAGAAGTTTCCAAGCATAATTGTAAAGTGACATTCCTTTTTGAGGTTCATGACAAAATTCTACTTTACCTTTTGCTGCTTCTAAATACATTTTAATAAGTCCTAATTCTTGTAATTTTTGTTTAACTTTAAATGGAGGATCACAATCTGCTACATCCACTCTACAAAGAATATTATAATATCTATTTAAAGCTTGAGTAATTCTTAAATGATTATACTCTACATATACTAGATCATTAGGAGAAACACTATACTTAATTATGTAAATACCATCTGGTATGTCTACAAGTTGAGTTCCACAATTTGATGTTTGTAAGTTTAAATCACAGGCTGTTATATGATCAAGAAATCCTTGAGTAACATCTAGTTGTACTGAATAAGTAAATCCAGGAACAGTTATGTTTAAAGTTTCACAAACAACAGGTATAAGATCAGTATAGATACTAGTATCCATTATAGTTAAGATACAAGTATTCATAACTGTAGGTACTTCTAAACTTAAGATATGATTAGACATAGTGATATAAATAAAAAATGGGGAAAGGAGTATGAAACTCTTCTCCCCATTTTAGTTAGTAATTAATCTATATTCTTAGTAACAAGCTACTACATTGTACGGGTTATAAACTGGTACAGCAGGGAAGTTAATTGGAACATTACAAACTGTAGAACAGCTATAAGTATCAATTTCACAAACTCCACAGTTAGATAACCAATCAGAAGTATCAGTTACAAAAGTAGTAAGTGGTACTAAAGAGAATACCTCTAACAAATACTGATCAGAATCAAATGTACCAGAAGGATTATAATTCCTTGGAACATTATGTTGTAACATATATCTGTAGTATAATGCAGAACGGTCAATTGAACTAATAATTTGGTTTCCTTGAGTAATCTCACGGATCCTTAAATCAGTTGCTAAGAAGTTTTGTCTGTAAGATTCTGACATAGTCAAATCTCTTACTACAGTTTCTCCTAAACCTTGAACTTGAAGACCTTGACATTCTGTTACTACACAAAGAGTAGTAAATGCACATGGGTCACCATTATAATCTACTTCAGAAGCATATAATCTAACTGCCTCTTTTTCATAGAAATCAGAAAGTTGGAAAGTACAATCTCCAAATTTAGTATCTACATAAGCACCATTTATAATTAAACCTGCACAATCACCAGCAGTATGTCCTGGAGATACATAGTTATCCCAAGTATCAGCACCATTTGCAGCTAAGAAAGCAGCAGATGTTCCTGGAGCATACCAAAGTGATCCATCTTCAGCTTGTACAACAATCTGTACAAAAGGACCTACAATTGGATTAGTTGTTAAACCATTTGCCCATAAAATCATTACTTCAGTTGAGTCAACTGCAGTAGGAGCAATAGTACCAGCTGGACAACATCCAGTATAAGCATCTTGTGTTGTATATGCATTGTGATCTAAGAATCTTAATGCAGGAGAACCTTTTACATCTAAACGTAAAGAGTAAGTCTCACCACATAAATATTCTTTACAACAGTCTGGAGAAATTCCACATCCTGTTTGAGCATGAGGTTGAGTTGTTATAAATGCAGATATTACAGCATCATTACCACCACCTACTAAAGTTAATAAATCACCAAAAGTATATCCTTTTCCTGGATTTTCAACAGTAACTGTTAAAACATTACCAGCACCATCAGCAGTAAAAGAAACAACTAATCCAGTACCTGTACCACCAGTTACAGTAGTAACACCTGAAAGAGCATAACCTGAACCATTAACTGAAATAATAACAGCTGTTACACCACCACCTGCAGTCCAATATGTAGAACCTACATGGATTACATTGTTTTGTGGAGCACATGGAGCAACTGAATAAAAACGAGATACATACTTAGGGTTAACCATTTTAGACTTGTTAGTCTCTTGGTAACCACCAGCTAAAGGTCCAATCTTGTCATTAGAATAAATTGCAGAACCTGCAAGATATGCATTACAACAAACTGGAGTTGAAGGAGCAATATCAATAGATAAATTGCTTTTTGGATCAAACCATCCAATATATCCATCAGTAGTAGCAGTTGTAGTACCTTGAGCAGATAATTGATTAAGTCCATAAGTTGGAATACCAACTGATGTTAAGTATCCTTCAGATGTTGTCGCAGCAACAGTAGTTCCATCAGGAAGTGTAATAAGAGTACCAGCTTGGGTTGCCCCAGTAGCTAGAAAGCTTTTCTTGAAAGCATGATTAAAATAAGCCATTTTGTTTTTTGTTTTTAGTTAATAATATAATATACTATAATATAGTAAAAGTTTTTGATATAACAAAATTATTTCAAGAACTTTAATTTATATTTAGCTGAGTTTAAAGTATCCTTAACTGTATCAAGACTATTTACAAGTTCTGTATAAGGCATTTTTGCTTGAAGTGCATTTACCATGTTAGTTAAATCTCTAAGGTATACTAATGCATCTTCTACAGTATCTAAGGTTCTTGCACCTACTTCAGAATATGTAAGTAACTTTTCAGAGGCACCTTGATATCCTTCTGCAAGGTCATCAGCATGTCCTGGCATTGCATCATACAATTCATTCAATGCTTTGTGTGCAGCATAAGATCCCATACCTGTTATCTTAAGATGTAATTTATGAAAGCTTGTTCCAGCATTCATTAACTCTGATATACATGCTGCAGTCATTGTATCACAATTGCCACCTGCAGGTGCGCTTGAGTATGAAGCAGTAGCTGCAGCATCTCTTTTTAACATTCTAGGTTTGTCCATTATTTTTTTATTTTTTAGTTATTTCTTTCAGCTCCTTCTGTACCTCTACCAAACTGACTAGTGGATTCAATATCTCCTGCTAAAATACTAACAGTTTCATCTATTAATAATTCTATTATATCATCTTTAAATTCACATTCTATATTTACAGGAGATTGTAAAGTTGTATAAGGATCAACACATCCTTGTATTTGTATTTTTCTTGGTTGTCTGTAATATATTAAATCTGAAGATTCTATATTAAATTCTCCATTAGTGTATATATTAACTTGATTATCTATTAAAGTAGCAAAGGTTTCAGCCCATTCAAAACTTGGTTTTTTTGAATCATCTCTTAAAAGTAAATTTAAGTTTGCTTCTTCAACAAAATATACAACCATTCTTCTTTTATTACAACAATCTTTTTGAGCAAATACATCTACTCTTTTCCATTGTAAATATTCTTCTGGTAATGGGGAACCATAAAATATATCATCTTCATTTAATGTAAGTGGTATAGTTTTAAGAAGAACTTGTAAATCATCTTTTCTTCTAGTAGATTGTTCATCACCTTCTTTAACTACATTAATACCATGTAACTGTCTTCTAGACCATTCTACTTGAGCTTTATTAAATGCTTCAACAATTTGCCAGCACTCTATATTATCAAAGTCTTGAGAATCAAGCTTATTGATCCTTTGTTTTATCTTTATAGTAATGGTGCTATTTAACATTTGTTATTTTTTTTTACTTGCATTTTTTTTAACTCCACTAATTCTATTAACAACAGTAGTTTTAGTTATCCCACCCATTTTTTGATAAGTTCCAGGTTGGTTTTCAATTTTTTTTGCTAATCTATTTGCTTGTCTTGTAGCTGCATTACCTGAAATAGTTTTTGTTTTTTTAATTTCATCATCTCCCCAACGTTTTTCTGGACTTGCATTTTGTGCTCTATTAGCACTAACTTTTTTATATGTTGTTTTAGTATAAGTTTTACCTGCATTAGATGTATCAAATTTAATTGATTTATCTCCTATTTTTGAAACAGTACTAGTAGGATCTCCTTTAAATTTATTATATTTTTTATTTCTTGGATCTGTTTCACCACCCTCATCATATTTCTTTTTTACAGAACCACCCTTTTTCTGATAAGCAGCACTTCTAGCTTGCATAGTTCCAGAAGAATTATATTGACCTTTGTCCATATTATTCATTCTTTGTGTATCATCTCCCATAGCATCAATAGGATTAATCCCTGTAGGTCTAGAGCTATTCATTACAGGTGTTGGATTAGCATATGGGATAGGAGGAATTGCAGGATCATTTTGAGGAGAAGCAAATGCAGCGTTTGCAGCTTGCTCTTGAGTCATAGGACCAACTTGACTACCTGTTACATCTCCTTGAAATCTTTTCAATGATTTCTTATACTTAGACATTTCTCCACCAGCTTTTTTATAAGCCATATCTTTATTATCATTAAAAAATTTAAGTGGATTTGAAGTATTAGTCTTTTTCATAGTTATTTCTTTTTTGCTATTTTTTTTATAGAACCACCTTTTTTCATTTTAGAATTAAATTGCATCCCTTTATAATTAGGACTTTTAGGATCATGTGCATCAATCCATTCTTTTACACCTGAAGATCTTGGATTTATTTTTGTATCTTTTGATGACCTAGAAATTACATTACCATTTTTATTAGTTCTAGTTTTTTCAACATGTTTACCACCTCCAGGCATTTTAAAAACCTCTTTAGTTACTTGACTACCAAACAAACCAGATCTTTCAATAAGTTTTCCTTGAACTTCTTTTCCATCAAACTCTTTAGATATTGATGAAACTTTTCTACTTTTTGCCATAGTTATTTATTTTTTGCCATTGCTTTAAATGTCCGAGCTAAAGCTTTTCTCTTTGGTGTGCATGTAGGTTTAGACATGGGAGTACAGAAACCTTTGTGTTTAGGGTTAACTGCTTTCTGTATCCATTTCTTATCAGTAGCTCCACCTTTTTTTACCTGATATAATTTAGGTTCTGCTTTAGGTTCTTCTTTTATAATAGATGGTTTGTTAACTCCCCGAAAAACTCCTTTTAAAGTTCTTGTTTCTTTAACTTTTTCATCTTCACCATACTTTTTAGTAATTTTAGTTTTATAATTACCATCTGGAGAATAATACTTTAACTTGGCTTCTTTTGGATTTTTAGGTTTCTTAGTAGCCACTATTATTTCTTTTTAGCTTTTTTCTTAATAGCAGTAATAATATCAGCTCTTGTAATTTTGTTCTTAGGTGCGGCCATTCCAGCTAATTTTGCTTTTGCAGCACCACCTAATTTCATCATACCAGTCTTACCATCTGTAGCACCAGCTCCAATAGCATAAGGAATACCAGCAGCAAAACTACCACCATTAGCCATTTTAACTTTACCACCACATTTTGCACACATTAACTTTGCCATAATTTCTATATTTTAATTACCTTTAGTAAAATTGTTTAATACATTAACTTGTTCTTGAGCTAATTTTTTAACATCAGCCATCATCTTAGTGTTCTTTCTAATCTCATCAGCTCTTTTTAAAGTGCTTAATGCAGATTCAACTTCCCACTTTTTCATGTCAGCTTTATTACCACCCATAATAGAAAGTCCTATTGAAGATTTCTTAGCAGGTGTTTTCTTAACAGTAGTTGTTTTTCTAATTGCCATGATTATTTCTTTTTAGTTGCTCCACCCATTTTTCTAACAGGTCGTGCTTTACCTGCACCTTTAAGACTTTTAAATCCAATAGGACTAGATGCTTGATCTTTACCAAATTTAACATAACTACCTTTATTATCACCAGTACCTGGTGCATCTGTACTTGGATATTTATAATCCATCATTCCTTTACCTTTAGCTACTTTTCTAGCAGCAGCTCTTGCTGTAATAGGAATACCTCCACCTGTATTAGCTTTTTTAAGTGTACTACCACCCATTTTCATTTTAGTTTTCATAGTTCCTCCAGTTTTCATTTTAGTTTTTATAGCTCCACCTTTCTTTTTTTCTTCTTTTTTAACAAGATTTTTTATTCCTTCTGCAACACCAACAGCACTACTAAGACCTGTAAGAATTGCAGTTGCAACTTTTGCACCTTTACCTTCTTTACCTGCTTTTAAATCTGCAACTTTTATATTTCTTTTAATACCTTTTTTTTCTTTTTTAAATTCTCTATTAGAAAGACCAGCTACTCTTTTTTGTTCAGCTGCAGCAGCTGCTTCTTTTTCTTTTGCAATTCTTTCAGCTTTTTCTTCAGCTGTTTCAGTAACTTTTGTTGTAGTAGTAGTATTTGGTTTAGCAGGAAGTAATTGTTTACAACCACCTTTACCATCAGAAACTTGTCCTTGAGGACATCCTTTTGTTGTTTTTGTTGCCATCTTATTTAATTTTTTATAATTTATACTTTATGAATTCCAATATTTTTCAACAGCTGCATTAAGATCTTTTAAAATATCCTCATTTAAAGGATTTTTTAAATGCTCTACAACATCTGATACATTCCTACCAAGCAAAGAATTTGATTTTGCATGATAAATATAACCATCAGCCTTTGGTATAATATACTTAAAAAAACTGGAATCTCTAACAATTGATTTAAGTTTTAATGTTTCCATATCCATTGTTGCAGTTTCCATAAAGGATTTAGCTGCTCTTTCTTTATTATTTTCTCCACCATCACCATTAATATATCTATCCATATTTTCATAGATAACATCATTAGGTGTTGATTTTCTATATTGTGTACTATCTATATCTACAACTTTTGCAATGTAGAATAACTTAGTACTGTTTTTATCAAATAATTTCTGAAGTTCAGATAATGCTTTATTTCTCATTTTCTTATATTCAGTTCTTGCCATTACAGTTTCTTCTGTTTTATCTAAATAAAACTTAGGAGCTGTAGGTCTTGATCTTGCATCTTCAAAGCTTTTTGCAACAATTGCAAAACCACCTGCTTCAATTGCATGCAATTTAATCCTATCATAAGGATCTTGTGGATCTAAGTATACTGGTTGATTACCACAAGCAATACTAATTCTATTCCAGAATTCAGCATTATCAGGTCTAAGCAACTTTACTTTATTCCAAAAATCTTTATCTTCAACATCAATAACATTTGCTATAAGTTCTTTTTCTAACTCACATACTGCAGATCTTATTTCTTTAATTCTTGCATCTCTATCTTCAGTATTCATTAATCTAATGTCTGGAGCAAATTCATTAAGTCCTGTTAAGTACCTAGTTACACCATTATTTTCTAAGCATGCCAATTGTTCATGATGAGTTACTCCATCAAATAAAGACATACCATATTCTTCTAATCCCATATTAGAAGCATTACTGTCAAAGAACGGGCGGACTGCAATTGCTGTTTTTTTAACAGAGTCTTTGCGGGTCTCAATCATTGTGAAATTTTCCATTTTGTTTGGTTTTTTTTGTTGGTTAAGTAAAAGTTAAATAAAAAAAAGGAGGAGTGTATCTCCTCCTTTTAGTTTGTAATTATATGTTAGAAAGATCCACCAGTGATTGGATTTCTCATAACTATTTTCAACACTTTAGTTGGGTCTTTTACCCATATAGCTGGCATAGTTTGAGACATCATTACACGGTAACCATTGAATTGTCCAGAGGATTGGAAGCCTTGGCTACGTCCCATGTAATCCATTGTACCATTTTGGTACCACCACTTTAATTGGTTATCCCAAGATAATTTCAATAAGAAAATATTATCATTTGTATTATCTGTGATATCAAAGATAATGAATGAATAAGAACTTAAAGGGAAACCATCAATGATTGGGTTCTCAATATCATTTGTATGAACATTGTCAAAAGCAGGATTCAACACAAACTTTACATTAGCCAAGAATGGGATAACATAAGAAGTGTAAGCAAATCCAAAGTTCAAGTCCATGCCTTTTCCAGTGATAGCACCAATGTCAGCAGCTTGAATTAAAAGACCAGAAGCAACAGCTTCAGTTCTAATAGCTTCATTTACCATACGCATTCCACCCATACCTGTCTGAACTACTAGAGAACGCTTAGGATCTGGACCTTGGAATTCAACCTTACCATTAAAGAAGTTATAAATTTCTGAACGGAATAAGTCTAATGTAAAGTTATTTTTGTTATAAATCCTTTTGAAAGAGTTATCCAACTGTTTCCAAAGACCTACTGATAACCTTAGATCATCTGGACCATCTTGACGTACTCTACCACCTTGACCCCACATTAAGTAAGTTTCAATGTCAGTAGCAATTTTAGACAAGTGAGCAGATTCCATAGCAGTAAGGAAAGTTCTAGATAAGTCACCATTATCAAATGCTTTCTTAACTTTATCTTTACCCATTACTTTAACCATATCTTCTAAAGAAGAAACAGAAGGATCCATTTGCTTATCAAATGTTCTCCAGATTTCAGTTACAGGAACTGTACCATCTGCATTCATTCCACCTTTGATCATTAAGTCTGCTCTTGAAGAGATAGAATAATGTACGTGAGCTTCTGCACCACCAACAAAGTTATAGAATTCACGGAATCCTGTTCTTGTTGTAATGTCAGAGAATCTTTCACCATACTCACCTCTTGCAGAACCTTTGCGGAATAACTTAGTTCCATTAGCCAAATACTTATTGTCAATGTACTTAAAGTTATCATTGTTAACAAGTTGTACTGTGTAAATAAAACCATCACCTAAAGGAAGAATATCCTCTGCAGTGATGTACATCTCTACACCATTGTATTTGTCATAAGTGATGATATCACCATGTCCAAACTCACGTCTGCTTAATTTGATACGGAAGGTTGTTCCATCTATACCTTTAAAGTCATTAGATGCTTCAATGTCTTCTATAATGTAAGGAAGATCTATAGAGACAGGAGTCTGCCACTTGTACTCTCCACGAGCATTATCTACATTGATAACATTTTTCCCACCAAAACTTGACATTTGGTAAAGAGGCATTTGTACCTTTTGAGCCATAGCCCACAAATCCACTGGACCTAAATCCATTGGCTCTGCATCTTTTAGCATATTCACCAGGTGGTAAGAATCCACATGGGAACTTGCATTGTAAGCGGTATCCCGGAGGAAAATACCATTGTTCATTACTGGAGTTGCCATTTTTATATTTATTTAATTGTTACTACTTAAAATCTCTTGAACAAATTATTTTGTCTAGAGAGTGTCTTTTGAGGTTGTCTACTTGGAGAAGCTGTTCTTCTTTCTTCTTCTTGCTCATAATTACTTGAACCTAGTTTCCTAGACTCCTCAGTTTTTAATTTCCTTACTGTATCTTCTACAGTTTTTTTACTTCCTTGTTCTCTTACTTTACCTTTATATCCATCTGGATCTGCAAGTAACCAAAGTGCTTCTGCAATTAAGTCATGTCTTGGTTCTACAAACTGATACTTCTCTAAAAGGTGGCCTAACATATTTGTAGGTTTCCCAGATATTGAAGGATAGTTTGGTTGAACTAAACCAGAAAAAAGTAAACCTTGTGTTTTCTTATCTAGTCTAAGACCTCCTAACTCACCAGCTTGTAATGTATTAAAGACATTATCTTGATAAGCTTTTGCAGCATTTGATTGTTGTTGTCTTCTAGATTCTTGATCTGCTAGTTGTCTTTGAACAATCTCATTTTGCATTCTATCTAACTTTGGTTTAAACTGAACAGCTTTTTGTTCTAATCTATCTAAGTCTAACCAATCTTGTATTTCTTCTTCAATTTCTTCTGGAGTTCCAAAACCAGTAGCATATAGATACTGTCTTGCAATCTCTGCTTGATCACCTTCTTCAGAAGGATCAAGTTGTCTCATTTCTTCTACTTGAGCTAATGTTCTAAATAGACCTTTAAGATCTTGTCCTCCATCAGCTACATACTTAGCAGCATATTGAAGTTCTTCTGGTAAAGATTGATAAAATTCTTTAGGAACATCATTCCTTACTTTATCTTCTCTCTCTTGAAAGTTAGCTTCAAATAATTCTCTAAAGTCTTTAGTGGTATATTCATCTAATGATTTATCATCATCAAAAGCCATTAAAGATCCTTCTTCAATCATTTTAGTTGCTAACTCATAAAGACCAGACTTATCTACTTTTGGTCTTCCTTTATTACCAGTCTCTTCTTCTTGACTGATTAAACTATCTAATTCAGCAATAGTTTCATCAACTTCTTCTTTCTTTTCTCTTGCCTCCTCTCTTTCTTTAGGAGTGGTTTTACTCATGTCAAGGAACGCAGTGTCTACATTTTCTTTTGAAAACATAGTCTTTGGTTTATCATCTTCTTCCTTAGAGGGAAGCATTACACTTTCTGCTCCAGGGTTTCCAAATATCTCATCAATATTTACATCTACTTGACCTACCGTTGTAGTGTCTAAAAACTGAGTTTCCCCAGTATTTGTTACATTATCCATAATTGTTGGTTTTTTATGTTATACTTTAATATACAAATTAAACTTGAAAAATTTAAAAGTAAAAAATAATTATTTAGCACTATATAGCTAACCCCTTATTTCTTTTTCACTTCTCCTCCTTTATCAAATTTATTTTTATTTACTCTTGCTATTTCAAGTTGCTTATTTGCTATATCTCTTTGAACATTAAGCTTCTCTCTTTCTAAATCTATTTTGTTTCTATCAATAATCATTCTATTAGTATCCTTATCTCTTTGTAAAGATGTTTGAGCTTCATACTGTTCAGTCTGTCTAATATCTTTCATAGCATCTTGATAGTCAGATATTTCATTTTTATTAACATCTTGCATTGCTCCAAAACCTGCTGATCTAATTTCAGCAACAAGCACTTCATTTTGTCTATCTTTTTCTTTCTGAGTTTCCTCATAAGTTCTTCTAAGTTGTGCTTCCTCTGCATCTGCTTTAATTTTTTGTTCTTGCATTTGTTGTTGAGACTGCATCTCTTGTTCTTTCTGCTGTTTTAGTTTATTCTCAGAATCTTTAAGTACTGTATTAAGTTCAGCAATGGAATCAGATTGTACAATTTTACCAAGATCATATACTGATGCTCCTGTAGTATTGTTATTCATAGCCATTTGTTTTAATTGTTCTAAGATGGCTCTATGGTTTGCAGTTGTACTACAGAAGATATTAAGATCTCTCATTAATAAATCAGTACCATTTATTTCAAAATTAACCTTTTCATCAGCTGATGTAACATAAGTTAATCTTGCTGAAGGATTTGTTGAATTATAATACTGAGCTAAGTCAGTTCTCATTTGATGTACTCTTGGCATTAAGTAATCACAGTGTTGTATAAAGAATACTTCTGTTTGTGCATAAGAAGCACTTTGTGCTTGTTCTACTCCAGTAGCAGTCATCTGAGATAACTGTTGTCCCATTCTTTGTGCATTAACACCAATCACTTCATATGCTTGTTGTTTAAAATGGTTTGCTAAGTTTACTCTTGACATTAATCTTTCTGTCTGAGATAGATCTAGTTTTTGGAAATGATTAAAGTTAAGAGCATTCTCTGTATTAGTAATAGATGTATCTAAAGGAAGCATTCCAAAATTCTTCATTGCTACATATGCTTTAGATAAATTACCTTTTCCCCAGTCTTCTCCTAAAGAGTGTCTAGGAAGAGTGTTCTGGTCTAACATGATAATAGTACCTAACTCATCTACTAATATGTCAGCAATCTGGTTATTTACTATGTTATATCCAATCTGGAATGGCTTCATTAAATCAATGAGTGCAGTTGACTTAGTATTTCTATCAGAGAATACTGCACCTTCTACAGGAAGTTTACAACCATATAAAGTACTATCACCTTTAAATTGAAACTTAAGTGGTCCAATTTTTTTCTTTTCTACACCAATATACATAGGTGTAAATCCTCCTGGATTATTCATACCCCAGAAAGAAGGAATATTTGGTCCTATCTTTACACCACCCCATACTTCATTAATCCAGATCCAATCTATGTGTTCACCAAATATTAAATTATCTTTAGTTTTATTTTTATTTAATCTAGTATCATAAATAGGTTTAATAGTTGTCTTGTAATTTTCATCTACAATTTCCATTTGAACTTCACCTTCATCAGTAACAAGTATTAAATGGCCAACTTTTCTTTGAGACTTCCAATATACTGTTGTGCAACGTAATAAATAAGCAGTACCTTGATTATAGTAATCTTCACTTTCAGCTAATATCTCAGTAATAATATCTCCTCCGCTAACTACAGCTCCTCCCATTGCAGTTGTATATTGTCTCATTGCAAGAGATGGCATGTTAGTATTCCAATCATGAGTCTTAGTACCATCATAGAAAGTACCATCATTTTGATAACCACCAATATTATAACCAGCAGATCTAATAGGATAAATAGCTTCTAATGCAACCATTTGTTCTTCATCCATTAAATATCCATATTTATCTAGAGCATCAGAAGGAGTTAACATATCTGTTTTACCTACCCAGTTAGCTTGAGATATGTATCTTGCATCTGGAGATTTATGATAAAAAGTTACAGCAGGATTCCATAGCTCTACTTCATAGTCATCTTCCATCATTCTCATATGCCAGAATTCTCTGTCAGTAATAAGCATATCTCTGAATGCTCTTTCCTCAAGTTCATTCATACCAAATCTTTCAACATCTACTTTATGTTGGTGAGTAGCCCACTCTTCTACCATAGATCTATAATCTTTTCTAAAGAACATTTCTATTTCTGGAAGAGATTTTAATTTATCATCTGCTGTTTCTTGTTGAAATTCTTCTGATGCAGGATCCATTCCTTGATCCATAAGAGCAGATGCTATTTTTAATTTAGCATCAGATAAAAGAACTTCTTCTACCATGGCTCTTTTTTGCTCAAGCATTTCATTATAAGATGTATCATCTACTGCCCGGTATGTAAGTTTAGTAGATCTCTTTGCAAATTCAGCTACTAAAACATTAATAACATTTGGAATAATAGGATAAAACTTTAACTCTAATGCAGATTCATCTTCTTTAGTAAGTACTTCTACAATATCTCTGTACTCATTATTATCTTCAACTATATAATCAGACTTATCTATAATACCTTTTGCAAGCTTATAATTCTTCATTAGCCTACGGGCATTTCTGCGGAGTTGTTTAAGACCTTGCCATTCAACCCAATCTAAATTCCATGCAGCCCATCTATCATCTTTTTCTTCTTTGGATAAAAATTGAAGTGGTTGGGTAATACTACCCATTCTATTAGTTTCAACTTTGGCTCCTGCTTTAGCCTGAAGTGCATTAATTATTTTCATAATATTTATTTAAAGTTCTTAAATGCGGATCTTTTTAAATTGGATCCTACATTACGAAAAGGATTCCTATTTAATTTAAACAAATTTTCTGACTTTTGCAAGTTTTTAGCTGCATCATCCATAATAACTCTTTTAGAATATCCCTTATTTGCTTGTTGTATTCTCATAAATGCAACCATTGCAGAAAATGCAACTAGTCTATCCACATTGAGTCCATCTGTGTAGGCATGCATTTCTTTTAGTAACATTATATCTGGTATTCTTTCTACACCATATGTAGTTCTTACTATAGTCCCATCAGGTTTAGTTACTGTATCTAATTCTTCTTTACAGTATTCTATGACATAACTTAATAAGTGATGTTTAAATAGTACTCCTGTATTTCTCCAACCATACTCCTGGAAGACGTTAGCATTTGCACCTAAGTCTTTTAAGAACATAATCTGATTTTTGGGAACAAGATACTTCTGTCTTTTCCTAGATATCATATATAAGATAAACAAAGAAATGTTATTCTCAATTACAGTCTGAGCATTATACCACTCTATGATCATCTCTAATCTTTCATGTGTTTGTTTGATATCATCAAATCTTCCACACCATGCAGCTACTATTTTATCTTGTTCTATGTAAGTTTCTGAATCCCCTGCTGTATGTTTAGTTACTTCTATAGGAGCTTTCATAACATAGATAGAACATAATGAATCTGAAGTAGTTGTCTTTCCCTCAGCTACAGGGTCAATAGATGCATAGTACTGACCATATTCAGGATCTTTAATAGGTCTTTCCCATACAACTAAACATCCAGTTTTATCTTCAGTCTTTTTACTTATTGGAAATTCAGATATTGGTAACTTATTACTTGTCTTAACTTTAATCTTTCCTATTTCATCTCTAGATATATCTAGATATTCATATGGATATTCTTTATCTTCTATTCTTCTTATTTGTGCAGTAACAAGATGTGATGGAAACTTAGATACTTTTCTATGTTTAAATGCTTCTGCTATATTTCTAGGGTGCTGAGATATTTCTAACTGATAATCTTCAGGGTCCATAGATTTCTTTATCTTCTCAAAATAATCATCTAATGCTTGTAATGCTTCTTCTACAAGTGAATTACCATAATCATCTATGTAAGGAGGCATTGACCATTGTTCTGGAATAAATAAACCTGACTTGCCTAAAGTACCTTGCTCATCTAGTAAGTCTGTATCTACAGAAAATATATCATTAGCTTCTGGATCTAGAATCATTTTCTTTAAAGGTTCACATTGATCTAAGTCACCCACTGATCCTGCTGCAATAAATAAACCTGTAGTAATCATACCTGATTTAAGAGCAGGTTTAATGTATCCATATGTTGTATTCATCTTTGGAGCAATACCGGCCTCTTCATGGAAGAAGTATTTAACTGGTCCACCTACTCCATTTGTTGGATCTTTATCAAAAGACATTCCTTGTAAAGTTCCTTTTAATCCTACTTCAGCTTTTCTATCTCCTTTTCTTACTTCAATCTTTTGTTGCCACATCATTACTTTATCTGGTGACATTGGTCTATACCAAGCAGTGTGCTCATTTAAGAATGCAGCATATTCATTTAGAAATTTCCAAGTACCTTTCTCATTAATGTAATCTTTAAGACTTGCCCCCATCTTTAAGGTAACCCCTGCTTCAAACCATAACTGATTAATTAGTTTTCCTGCATGAAAATAACTAGATGCAATCTGTCTTTTCTTTAGTATAGCAGCATGTAAATAGAATAGTTCTGCAAGCACTTCATATAATGCCATATGATATTGTGCATCCCTTATTTGAGCAAAGTCAAATTTCTGTTGTTCCTTATCAAAGATTGGTAAGAAGTTTAACCACATATAATAATCTCTGGTAAGATACCATGTTTTATTATCTGATTTAATTAATACTCCTAGTCTGCATTTATTTTTTTGATCATCCCAGTAATTAACAAAGTCTCTGGATTTAAATGGTGCAGTACAGTATACTTTAGTTTCTCTAAACTTTCTAGACTCAGCAATAAATATTTCATTGGTTACTTCATTAAATTCATATTTTCCAGGTTCTCTAAATATAGAAAATAAAAAGTCTCTCCACTCATCTCTTGATTCAAAAGTTGTTGTTGTCCATGTACCATTATCCCATGTGGGAATATCTTTATAAATATCATCCATAATTAACTGTCATATGCTAGACCTTGACCACCTCTTACTTTACTAGATTGTTCTTCTTGTAAATCTTTATATACTCCTTTAAATGAAGCTCTAATCTGATCAAAGTTTTTAGCTGCAGCAACTATAGAATTTATATTACCATCTCTTCCATCTGTAATAGGAGTATTCTCCATATATCTACCTAATCTATCTAACATAGATGCAATACCTTTATATGCTCTAGATGTTGGTGTCTCATACATTCTTTTACAAAATTCTAAAGCAACATGTATGTCATCATCTTCTAATGAAAAATCTCCATTTATTTCTTTCATAACTAAATACTCTTTGTCTATATCAGGTGCATAGAAAAAAGGATTCATATCTGGATTAGGACATGTCATATAAAACAAATACAAGTAAATCTTAAGATGTTCTTCTGGATAGTTATCCATTATATCTTTTAAAGCTTTTAGTGTATAGCAATGTTCTGTTGGTACTACAATACCATTTTGTACATCAAATAGTCTTACTAACATATTATTTCTTTTTAATTGGATTATCTTTCATATAATTTATAATAGCAAGAACTTCATCATAAAGATAAGGTACTGACATTAAAGTAAGATCTTTAACTATAGGATCTCCATTATCTAAATACTTAGTTATTGGATATCCAAACTCATCTTTACCTTCTTCTTCAAAAGATATATGTTGTATAAATATTCTACCAGGAATTAACTTAGGATTATGTTTTATTATAATGTACATATAAATACTTAATTGTAAAGCATAATGATTAAAATTACAGTCATCAAGATGTGTTAATGGAAAAGATAATTTTTCAGATACACCTTCCCAATTTTTAAAAGATTCTGTTTTAATTTCTTTATTAGTTTTATAATCTATAATATTTACTTTATTATTAATTACTTCAACAAAATCTGATTGCCCACATATACCTGCTGATTTAAGATATACCATATGTTCAGGATATACTCCTGGATCTAATTTTTGTGAAGGTGCAATTCTAATACCATTAGTTTCTCCAGAAGGAGGGAATACAGGAATTACTATACCTTCTCTTTCCATAGATGATAATCCACATATATCAGATTCTCTTTGATTATGATAGAAAGTACCTAGGGTCATAGCTCTATCTGATTCACTATTCCATATAGCTTCAATAGCAATAGGATCAATTCCAAACCATTTAGATTTTTTACTTTTAGTTACCTTAGCAGCTACTGCTTTAGCATCAAAAGGTTTTTTAAAATGAGATACTAGTGTAGTAACACTTATCCAATTAATTTTATCAGAATCATGTATACTCTTGTAACTATGATCTGAGGCTTGAAATACTATACTCATAACTCATCTAGTTTATCTTCTTGTTTTTCTGTAATAACTTTTGTCCATTTATTTAGTGGACAATTAGAAGACAATGATCTTGTTTTAAATGCTAATGAACAACCACATTCATTACAACAAGGTCCTGTTCCTTTTACAGCACACTTTTTACCTTTACTTGGACACTCTGCACATATATCATTTCTTAGTGAAGCTACATGTTCTACAAAATCATCTCTAACAATACTATTGGTTATGCCTTCAATTATCTTTTTGCGGTCCTTCCAAATTTCTTTTAATGTATTCATCTTTTAAGTTTTGAATTTTTTCTTTCTTTAATTCTAGTAAAACTATTTTTTTTTCAATTTCAGTTAAAGCAACAATTTTTTCCTCTAACATTTTTTTATTATAGTATGCACTAAATGTAGATGTATCATGAGTTTCTAAGATTTTTTTATATCTTGGAATTGCTTTTCTAACTGAATAAGTTCTTATAGCAAATTGTCCTAAACCATCAATATTAATTCTAGGATGTTTAAGTTCTGTTAAATTTGATCTTACTTCTTTATAATAAAACTCTACAAAGTCTTGTATTAAATCTTCAGAAAGATTTAGATCTTCAGAAATTTCTTTATATAAAGTTCTAGATTTTTTTGGAATCATTTGCCTAAAAACTTATAATCTAATAATACATCACCTTCAGCTTGAATTTGCATATTAGGATTAATTAAAATTATTTTTTTATTTTCTGTATCTTTTATTACAAGTTTATTTTTTTCACACTTATTAATACAATTTCTTACAGTCTGTTCTGACTTAAAAATTTTATATTCTTCAGAGGCATCATAACAAAAAGCAGTAAGTTCTATAGGGCCAATACTACATAATAAAGTAAGGCACTCTAGATCAGATTCACTCACTGTTATTCTATTAATATAACAGTGAGTCAATATCTGAAATTTAACAACATCTGGTTTAGACATTATTACTTTTTTCTGTACCTGATTAACTAAAGCCATTATTACTTAGTCTTAAGTTTTCTAACAGGTTCTGAATCAATCTCTGTATCATCTGCATCTGAAGTTTCAGGAGTTTCTGAATTTTGTGTCATCATTGCAAATTGGTAAGCAATACTAGATCTTTTAAATCTTGCTTCATCAATTTTTAAAAGCATGTCTTCATAGTTTAGTTGTGCTTCTAAATAAGGTACTGAATCCTTATAAAAATTTAGCATATCTGCTTTCCTTTGTGCTAACTGTTCTGCACTCATGTTCTCTTGATCTTGTTGATTTTCCATTATATATATTTTTAAAGTTTAAACAAAAATACATATAAAGTTTAAATAAAAAACATTTAAACAAAAAAAATCCAGATAATTTAACTTACCTGGATTTCTATACTTAGAGAAGCATAATTAAAAATTACCCTTTAGTTCTTGGTTTTACCATTTTTTTTACATTGCTTATTACTGTTTTTGCATTAGTAACTTTAGCTGCAATTTTAGGATGGTTCTTTAAAAATTTACCACCACCTATTGGTCCACCATTTTTTTCTTGTTTTAACATTTTTTTAAGACCAAGTCCTGCAGCTGTAGCAGCACCAATACCTAATAAGGCACCTAATGCGCGACCACCACCTCCTCCACCTCCAGAAGATGTTCTGTATCTAGTTACTTTTCCACAACCACTTTTCTTTTTTCTTTTTCTTTTTTTACCAGAAGCATCCATATATTCTTCCATACAAGAATCATCCATTGATCCTCCTGTTTCATACTTTTTCATAATTACCTGTTTTTAAATGTAAAGTTTAATATTGTTAGCATATAAAAGTCTCTAGAGATATCTATTTCTAATGTAAAGAAATCTATAATACCTACTCTAAATCTTATAGCAAATTTATCCCATTGTTTTCTTGATGTGTTCCAGTTGTTTCTAAATTTCATAATTATAATTTTTTTAACATTTCTATTACTCTTGGACAAGGGTACATATCTGACTTATCCTTTCTTACTGAGTTGTGTGTAAAGATACCTTTATTTCCTTTTAATGCATCTATATCTATATCCCATATAGATTCATTATAATCTTTAGGTATATCATAAGTTTCACAAAGATATACTACTAATTGTCTTAGTGATTCTATCTGAGCATCTGTATAAGTAAACCAATGTTTGTGATTTTTATAAGGCTTTTCTAAGGTAGTTACATTAGAAGCATTAACTTCTCCTCCTACATAATTATAGTACTTACCATTTTTAAAAGATATTGGTCCCCAGTTACATACTTCAATACCTATACTTATAGGATCTAAAGATAAGTAAGGAACTTTACTAGCTTTAAAAATACTTTCTTTTAAACCTAAATGATATGCCCAGTCTCTAGAACTAAAACATTGTACAATTGTACCGTTTGCTCCAATTATGAAGGCAGTGGCAACTCTCTCAGGTTTAGTATCAAAATACTTAGCTACTGATAGTGCATCTGGTCCACCTGCAGTATGGTGTAGATATATCTGTTTCTTTTCATGTTTAACTTCCATGAACTGACCAGGTCTTAACCTATGTTGAACTATTTTACTTATATCTAATTTCATAATACATCATCTTTTGTATCCTTGTAAGCACTTGTAACGGTTTTAACAGTTTTTCTAATTCTATTGAAAGAGTTTGAAACACTTTTTAAAATGTTATTCTTTGATATGTCAAACCAATTTTCATTTATTGAGGATACTTCCATAAGACAAAGTATTGCCAATAAAACATTAGTACATATTGCAGGTGTTACAATTAAAACTTGTAAATTAAAAACCTTTAACATTGCTGATATAAATGGTGTTAATGCATAATAATCAATTGGAAATATAACTGCTGCCATTACTAAATAACCGGCTGTCTTGTGTAAATAACCTAATCTTAATATTTTAGATTTAAATACATCTTTATATTTTCTATTTGTTTCTTCAGCTATTTTTTTAAGTGATATTAATTTAACAACAGTATCTACAAAAATTGTAAACATTAAAATTAATACAAGCATTTGTATAGGAGCAAAGAAAGAGAACATAGCACTAAAAAAGAAAATTAAATTTGTTTTCATATCACTGGAATTTGTGCTTTTATTATTCTATACACTATATATAAGATTACTAAAATTAACCATATACCACCAAACCAAGCTAAGAAATTTATCCACCCGGGAATATACTTAATTTTTTCTGGTTTAAGTGTTTTGGTTATAGTATTGGTATGATATATATCATTACCCTTAATTGTTTTATAGATTGTTTCAACTTTGGCTTTTGTGTAATACACATTGTTTTGAAGTTTAGTTTGCAAACTTACTAACTTACCATCCTTGTCTCTAAGGTCACCATTTAGTTTAGATATAACATTACCAAGAGAGTCACAATAAAGTGTATCTAATAGCGTTATTGTTTCTCCAGGAATAGTTATTGTAGTGTCCTTAACTTGTATTACTGTTATAGTGCTATCTTTCTGAACACATAATGGACAGTATTTAGCAAGTCTCTTTTCAAGAGAACAAGAAGATAATAATAAAAGTAATATAATTAAGTATTTCATATTTATTTTTTATTAAGGTATGCAAGTTCCACAAGCTGAAGTATAAACACCACTAGCAAAAATTGTAGCAGGTCCTAATGTTGGAGTAGTTATAGTATAACAATTACCATTATTACCTCCTGTAACTAATCCTACTTGAGTATCAGCTACAAATATAACTTCATTTGGTGATACACCATCACAAGCTACAGCAGTATAAAAACCTTTCAATAAACAATCTCCACAATTTTTGGTTGGTGCTCCTATTGTAATAGTTGCAGGTCCTGAAGTTATTTCACCATTACTATACCAACAATTACCATCATTAGTTACAAATGAATAACCTCCAATAGGTAGTATTTCAGGAATAACATCATAGAAAACTGCAGGAAAATCAGTAAGGCAATCATATGCTATATAAAAATTAGGACAGCTTCCACAATCTTCACAATTTTCATATATACCATTAAAAGTATCAATAGTAATAGTTGGAGTACTTGTATCATCCCATTCAAGAACTGTATAACATGTTAATTCAGTTGGTGTTACTATAGTTGAAATACTAATAACAGCATCTACATCAAGTCCAAAGGTATAACTAACATATTCTATTATTCCAGAACAACAATTTTGTACTTTGTAAATTACGGGACCTTTACAGCTATCTAAATCAGCAAGGCATGTTTGACATGCAGCCACACCAGCACCATAATTAGTTACTGCTTGAATAAAGGCTGCATTAACAGTGAAACCTGGCTGAGGTGTAGGTGATATGGTCCAACAATATCCATATTGATCCATAAATGTATCTCCACCAATTACACCAGAACCAAGAAGATCAAGTGTTGTAAATAAATTTACTCTTACTCCACAACAACTCTTTAGGTTATAAACATCAGGACATGCTCCTGGTGTAGTAATACAAGTTGGACAATCTGTAGTAATTGAATCAACTATTACTAGTCCAGTTATTGGACCAGATGTTTCTGCTGTTACATTCCAACAGAAACCATAAGTATCTATAAATGTATCACCTAAACTAATTCCTGGTAATGATCCTGTAAATGATTCAGATTGACCACTGCAACAAGATTCTACAACTAAGTTCATCGGACATGGATTAACTATAAGACATGCAGCACAATCATTATATGAAGTATCAACAAATCTTACAGTATCTATTGGATCTGATGTTGTTTCTATAATTGTCCAACAGTTACCTTCTGTATCTGAGAATGTTCCTGATGCTGGTAAGTTTTGAGTACCTAAACTTATAACCTCAAACACTGCTTGTTCACAACAGTTTTGAATTCTTACATTTGTAATTACTGGTATTGGTGCACAAGATTTAGTAATATCAAGTGTATATGAAAAATTACAATCAGCAGGAGGATTATAAAAAGTAGGACAAGTTACTCCAACATATAATAATGTACCTGCAGATAATGTTACATCAGTTGTTTCTAAAGAAAAACAAACATTAAATTCTGGTTTTGGTATTTCAGGAAATAGTTGTGCAGGTATTAATGTAAATACATTAACTTGCTCATCTACAGCATTAGTAAATTCTAGACAACTTACATATGATACACCTATTAAGAATTGACAATTAGCACCTCCTGCTGCAGTTCCACGAGCTATTCCTTGTAAAGTTATAACATCATTTACATCTACATCTACAGGCAGTATAATTGCCATAGCTGGCAAAGCTTTTGGAACATTTAGTATATTACCACCTAAAGCTGCAGTATAATAAGTTGTAGGATTAGACATCCAACTATAAGTTCCACCTATAAAAGCCCAGGTATCATCATTATCAGGAGCGACACTAGTATTAAAACTACTAGCTAATGTTGCTACTTTAGTATGATCAACTTTGCAATTATCTTCTGGTATAATTGGTGTTATATATATTTGTGTACTCATCTTACAATATAAAAGTAATTAAAAATGTAGTTCCTGTTGCATCAAAAAATATACCTTGTATAGTATTATTTAATCCTGGATCATAATTAATTGTTACTCCTGCTGGTACTGATACTCCATCAACTGTTCCTGCTGCAGCTCCTACATTTGCTATAGAAAAACTATATGTATTAGCAGGTACAGTACCTACTCCTGTAACAGAAACAATTTTAGGAATTCTTATTTCAGGTGGACAACAAGTTCCGGCTGTTAAGGCATTAATAATACCTTGAAGACCTTGCAACATTTTTAATTGCCACGGGAAATTATTTCCTTTTAAACCATCTGTTTTTAAATCTCCTACTGACATAGTTGTTAAAGTTTAATTATTAAAATAAATAGTTATACTTTAATCAAGTATAAGATAAGAAATTTTTAATGCAGCATTTAAGGTTGTTGTACCTGATGCATTTTTAAATTTAATTGCAAAACTTCCATTTGCTATACCATTTGTAGTTACTAATGGCATTCCAGTAGTACCAGTATAATCAACAGTTAATAATATTTTAGATGCTGTAGTTACTTTACTATTATTTACTGTAAATGTAGTTGAAGCAGTACCTGTTAAAGTACTTGGAAGAGTTGTTATTGTTCCATTATGTGCATTAACTGTAACAGCAGTAGTTATTGAAGTTATCTGAGTTACATTAGCAGTATCATATAATGCTTGCAAAGGAGCTGCATTTACTGCAAGTGGTAACCAACGATCATCTCTACTTGGATCTTTAGCTCCAATTGCTAATAGATTTTGTGTATCAGTTGGTAAAGTTGTTCTGTAGTTTCCGGCTTTAATCCAAGAAATAAAATTTAAAATATCCATGATTTATTTTTTATAAGTTTATATGTATAATATACTAAATATTATTCAAATAACAAAATAATTAAATAAAAAAAGCCCTGCTGTTACCTAGGGCTTCTCATTAACTTAAAAGGAAACTAACCAAAGAAACTTTTAAGTCAAATCCATAGTCCTATAAGGAAGGACATTATAATTATTATAAATATGCAATAGTTTGCAATTGTATTTCCTATACTATCAAATTCAAAGTTTTTACTCATCTTATTAAAAACTGGTTTTGACATAGCATTAGCTATTAACCATAGTAATAATATAACTGCACAAAATGATATAATAACAATTGTTTTCATAGTGTATCTATTCTTCTCTGTAAATATACTAAAGCTTTTTCTAAATCTTCTTTTTTGTTAAAACTTTTTTTACCAGCTCTTGCTAAATACTTTAGAACATTACCTAAATAAAAATCTTTATCTAGCTTCCATGCTTCTAATACACTGAATACTTCATAGGTTGTATCTTTTCCTCCATAGTATTCCGGACGGGAATTAAATGGAGGTTTATCTTTTCTAAAGTCATGTACATCTTCTGCAAGAGTATTATACTTTAGATCCTTTACATTATAAGGAGTATAAGTTTTTATTCTCTCTTCAATATCTTTTGGAGACAGTTCTTTAGAATTAATTGTACTAGATGAAAAGTAATCATCATGTGAGATATTTACCATATGATTGCTATATCCATTTCATTCAACATTAACTTGACACTTCCTTCAATGTCAACTTTTTCTGCATGTTCTAATTGACTAACTGCAATATACACTACATCTCCTGCAACAACATCTTCTACTTTATCTCCTACAGCATAAATAGTAAGTCTATTCCATTGCTTCATTGCTTCATACATTAATGCATCATCATCTTTAGCAGATAACTTAATTGCTGACTCTTTCTTTACAGGTACTTCTATTAAGATTCTTCTTCCTCTTAATGTTTTAAATTTGTTCATACTTTTATTTTAGGGTTATTACTTTGTTTATAGACATTTGAGCATTAACTATTTGTCCTAGAGCATGCTCAAATAAAATGCTTCTAACTGGATTACCTCCGGCTAATACATATTCTTCTCTTAATACATTGGTTGCTTCTGCCATAAGTTTTTTAACTTTATAGTCTGAAGAATCTTCTGATAAATCAAAATCTATTTCCATTAAAGTTTCTCCAAAAGATACTATTTTAGTTTCTTTAAAGGCTAATTGTTCTTCATTATTTTTATGAGATCCATCACAAAAGCCATTAGCATCTTGAGATTTTCCACATCCACATTTAGGTTTATCTGACATAATATATTTGTTTGGTTTATGCAAATATATAATTATTTTCCTTGACCTCTATATAATTTTTTATATTTTTTTGAAGACTTCAATTGAGAGCTTCCGCTCTTAGCATGTATGCCTGGTCTAGAGATATTCTTTTTTACTTTTGTGGTCAAGCCACTGTCTTTAATTTTTGCCATGATTATAATATATTAACAGTTCCATTTTCTTAATGCAAGAGTCTTTCTTGTAGGTTCTCCGTTTGGTTTTTTAGCAGGGCCTGGCATACCAGACATTCTAGCGCAAAAACTCTTTCTTCTTTTAGCATCTTTACTTCCAGCTTTTAATTTAGATGGTTTAGTTGTTACTGCTGTCTGAAGTTTACTACCAGGATTAGCTGCTCTATAAGAAGCTACTCCTTTAGCATTCAATCCTCCTTTAGGATCTTTACCTTCTTTTCTGGTCCAAGCTGCTGTCTTTGCCATGATTATACTTTTTTAACTTTATTACCCATACCTACTCTAGATTTTTCTGCTTTTTTAGCAGTTAACTTAGAGGGTGTTATTTCACTTTTAGTTTTAGGTGTAGCTTTAGATACTCTTTTGGTAGGTCTACAGTATTCATTCTTTCCTCCTGCACCACAAGCTTTTCCTGATTTAGTATCTTGCCATTTTTCTGCTTGCCATCTTTTAAGATCTGATCCAGCTTTAGTTTTTCTAACAGTGCCAGAACCTTTCCTACATTTAGCAATAGCTTGAGAAGCCCTTGCTGAAGGGAACACAGCGTACTGTGCTTTTACTTTTTTATAACAAGCATCTTTTGGCATTACTTTTTCTTTTTAATTACTCCACCTTTTTTATAAGTTTCATATTGTACATCTGATCTAACTTTTTTACCACCTTTAAATAACTTTTTAGTTTCTTTTTGTGATGTCCAATCTCCCTCTTTATTTCTTTTTACAACTTGTTTTTCTATATATTTACTTCTAGGTTCATCTTTAGTTTTATATGTAATATCTTTTTCTTTACTAATACCTTTTTTTGTAAGTCTATTAAAAGAAGAAATTTGTATGTTTTTTCCACCATCTGTTTTTATAACTTCTCTAGTTCTTTTAAGAATTTTAGGTATGTTCATAGTTTTATTTTCTAGAGAAGAACCCTTTCTTAGGTGCTTCTATTTTAGTACTCTTTAGTTTTTCAATTATCTTGTTTGCCTCATCTTCAGCAAATGTTATAACCTCTTCTTCTTTATCTTTTATATTCCAGTTGTTTAGTAAGATACTCATGTGCATAGTTTCATGCATGACAGCTGTGGCTTTCTCTGTAACATTATACTTTTTAAAAGTACCTAAGTTTAAAAACAAGAATGGTTTGTGTGGGGATTTAGCAGTTAACTTTTTATCTGCCGGATCATAGTTAGTTAATCCATATATGTAAACTCCATTGCCAACAGTCATATCTACTTCTTCAGCTTGAGCATCTGCTCTATTCAACCCGTGCATCTCATCTACTTTATAGTAGTCAAAGATTTCAGTAGCATCATTACCTATAAGTAAGATGTACTTACCCATATCAACTTTCTTCATATTATAATATACTAAATATTATTTACTTATACAAATCTAAGGATATAACCTGATGACGGGGGGCCTTGAGTAAGGCTATAACCTTAATTATTCGTTATCATAAAACATTCTTTCTGAATCTTCTGTTTGCCACTTTTCATATCCTTCACAGTTATACCATTCATTACATACTAAGTAATCTGGTTTTTCTGGGAAAGCTTTAGTTACAAAGCTAGGCTCAGACCATTTAATCCTGTTGTTAGGTTGTAAAGCTATTTGACCATTCTCAAGTAAAATGATATGATGAGACTTATGTTCCTTTGGATCTTCAGCTAATGTAAGATCTGTGTTCATGTCATTTGACCCCCAGTTGATAGTACCATGGTAATTACCTTTATAAAATTTATGGTCTTTCATATATACTTCTACAGGAGTATCATATAGGTAAGACAAACTTATAACAGTAAAGTTGTAAGAGAAACAATTCCATAACTGTAAAAAATGAAACGGTAGATCTGGATCTGGTGTTTCTGGTTCAGTCAATAAAGCATGACTTGGTAATTTATCTCTAAGGGCACCATTCTCTAATAGTACCTGGAACAATGCTGCCTGACCCGGCATACATCTTACTGATATTATTATACCAGGAGTAAACTCTCCTTGACCTTTAGTATGTTGGTACATGTATTCATTTCTTACAAATACTTTAAGAGGAAAGAAGTTATGTTCTATATGTGCCATAATAAATAGTTTATGTCACAAAAATACAAATAATTGTGACACCATAATGTGTAATATAGTTTACAAAACTATATGTTTTTGTAACTTATATGTTACATTATAGTGGAAAATTTCCATCACTAAACTGGTTATATTCCGGTTATGGTGGAAAATTCTTACAAGAACACCTATATATAAAACTAAAGGTAGGTGCTTTTCCCCGGGGGTATATTTAACCAAAGCTGTACCCCCCCCTTATGTCAAGTTTATTGCACCAAAAACTGGACAAAGTTATATGGTTTTTTAGTATGTGATAGAAGGATGGTAAAATGGTTTTTTAGTATATGAGATCATGTAGTTGGTCTTACTACAGCAGCCCCCACCCCACGCCAGCCAGGGGTGTACCCCCCATAGATATAATACAACTCTTTACTAATGATAAAGTATTTTATAAAATATATTCTACTAGAAAGAATAATGTATGTTATGTATAGATATGATATGATATGTATGATGTATGTATATATATAGTATATATAATAGAAGATGAATGCTAGGTGTTGTGCTGGGTGTGATGTATGATGACACACACACAACAACAACAACAAGATATATTAATACAACTTTATACTATTAATAATAAATATAAAACTAAATGATTATGAAAGAATTAATTAAGATTGCTATGACTATGTCTAGTATACTATGTGTGTATGTATTAGCTAGTGATGCTAATGATACCATAATGATTGCTACAGGATTTGCACTCATCATGAGTCTTGGTATATATGTATTAGCACTTACTGATAAGTAGGTGTTAATGCTATATATAATACAGCTTTATACTATTATTAATATATATATAAAACAATTTACTATGAAACAAATTAGAATACTACACTACATTACATCAGGAATTATATTGCTTATGATTTTTGAAGGATTATTTACTATGGGCCAAGCATTTAAGTTTGATACTTATAATTGGTTTGGATGGTTTACTCAAATAATATTCATACTGTTTACTGTATTAACAGCTATGAGAATTGCTAATGACGCAGAAGGGAAGTGATTCCCTTTATATTAATACAGCTTTTAACTAATAATAATATATAAACTAAAACAAATGAAAAGAAATGTAAAATTAATTATTGCCGCATACTTTGTAGCAATAACATGTGTTGCTATGCTTGCAACATCTTGTAGTACATCAAGTCATGCATGTGATGCTTATGGCAAAGTTAAGTGGGAGAACAGCATTGATAACCCTGAGAATGAGGAGTTTGTTGTAGAAGTTGCCTTCAATGAAGGATGTACTATAGAACAAGTGACTCAAGAACAGTTTGATGCAAGATACTCTGAAGGGTATTAATATAAGTAGAGCTTAGGCTCTACTTTATTTTATTAATACAGCTTTTGACTAATTTTGATGAATACTATATGAGTTAACTCCAATAATAGAGATCATCTGAGCCAAGTAAGTTGATTGGCAATATAAAAATAAAAGGGTATTCAACAAACCTTTTTTTTATTAATACAGCTTTTAACTATTATTGACTAGTAAGTAGACCAATTGAAACTTACATATGTACACCAAAAGGTTGGTTCCTTATTTGCTTTGGACCGTAATACCACAAGAGAGTTAGCACTCACCATTAGAGAGGATTCATGTCCTCTCTTTTTATTATATCTAATACAACTTTATACTAATCTTAAAACTTAAACTATGATTGCAAAAATTATCTTTGTATGGTACTTGTTTACAGGTACTATAATTCCCACAGAAAAAGTGGATGACAGACAATGCTATTCCGTTTTCTTTGAAGATGGAAAATGTGTAGACTTAGCCTATAAGGGTGAAGTATTAGAATGGATTGAGACAGATTCATTTGAGTATGATGAAGACAGAGAGGATTAATTTCCTCTTTGTTTTTTTTGTCTCCAGCCTGTGTAACAAGTAGACTTTGGTACTGATAATCAGATAGTTAAAAAATTGCTTACGCGTCTTTTTTATACAGCTTTTAACTAATTTTGATTATTAACCTTTAAAATTTATTTATTATGTTTACAAAAACACAAACTTTACAAGCATTTGCTAATGCTAACGGAATTACTAAGTTGGACCTTGTTAAGAACCCCAACACAGGTAAAAGATTTGCTACAACCAATACAGGGCTTACTATGCGCATCTCTGAGAAAGTCTCTTCAGACTTAGACGGAGAATATAGCATCTCTTGGTTTGCACCTGAAGATGGAGAAGCATCTTGGATGTTACACCCAACAGGAGTTAGTAATGTACTTGGTACACTTAGCTTTGCACCTGTTGCTAACTTTGAGACAGCAATCTAAGCACTATAGCCCACACTTAACTGTGTGGGTTATTTTTTATTAAAGCTTCGCGTCTTTTTTATACAGCTTTCTACTAATATTGTGCTGTTAATGTAGTGTTATATAGTACCAATAATTGGTATTACCAGCACATATTAGTATGCTCAAAAGTATCTTTACAGATATCCTGAAAGCTATAGTGGTAAAGGGTTTGAGAATTAAATAATGTGAGAGAAAGAGTGAGAAATTGACTAATAATCTCTCTATGTTTTTATTATAACAAACTTTATAGTTAATTGGGTTAACAGCCTTTACATTAATTTATATAGCTAAATAGCTTAAATAACTTTACTATTATCTTTGTTATCTCTCTCTATAGTTAGAATAGCATAATTAGTATTTCCCGAATATTTCAGTTTTTTATATATAGCCAATTACAGGGCTTGGTACTGTTATTATGATTACAATCTTAAATTACAAGTTATGATTTTTAAACTAATTGCAGAAATTATTAAAGATGCTTCTAATGCATCTAACAAAAGATTAGACAAGAATGCTTATGCTGATTTCTTAAACACTTTATCCCTTGATGACTTAATAGTCCTTAGAGATAGTTATAAGGCAGAAAAGATATTGTCATAGTACTTATTCCCGCAGGATTGATTTCTTGCGGGAGTATTTTTAACTTAAACTAAACTTAAACTTATGAAATTAATACAGACATTCTTTATGGGATTAGCTGCTGGTACACTATTATGTGTTCTTGTAGCTTATATACTAGAATCTAGAAAAGAGCCAGTTCCCAGACTTGCCATTAAATGTGAATATTACTTAGAAGTTTCTGAAGACTCAATTTGGGTTGAATCTCAGGAAGGTCTAGTATATTCAGGAAAATACACAGATTTAGATAGTCTAATTTGTGAAGATAACAGATAAACTTACACTTATGATTTTAGCCACACTTACACTCAATGATTACACTAACAACATCTCTCAACTAAAAGAATCCCATAAACCTGAAAGAAAGGACTTTTATGGTAAACCACATGAAAAATTTAATTATACAAGAAGAGCTACTAGACCATGGGATAACTGTTGGTTTAGTAATAAACTTGATGTTATTTCTCTTACAGTAGAACAAGCTTGTATTGCTCACCCTAGTTATATGAAATGGATCTATAAGAACCTTACATATATTAATTGGTCAGTATACAGTATCCGGATTCTTGAAAAACTTTAACAAACTCAGCCATAGTATGGGTATTCCCTACTAACACATCTAGCGGACTATAGCTGTTTATTAACACTTAAAAATAACTTATGAAAGAATTTAAAGACTTAGAGTTTGCAAAAACCAATATTGGTAACATAGCAGCTTCATTAATGTTTGAGAATAATTATGGCATCTCTGTTGTTATGGGACCGTATACTAAAGGAGGTTTGTTAGGCAAATATGAAATTGCTATACTTAAAATGCCTCCAGGAAAAGAATTTAGTGTCATAACATATGATACACCATTAGCTAATGATGTAATTGGTCACCTTTCTAAAGATGAAGTTGACGAGTATATAGCTAAAATACAAGAATTACCAACAATAGAATAAACCTTAACAGTTGGACGGTGAAACTGTTTATTTATTTATGATTTAAAAATATGATTATGAGAAACAAAAACATTAGCTTATTTATTGGTTGTATAGCACTGATAATGATGATTACCTGTATTTGTGGATTATTCACAGCAGAAATACAAAATGATAGTATGCTAGCCTTAACAGGTTTTGGCTTATCTACATTACTTGCCGGATTGGCAATATGGGATTATGATAACTTAACTAAAAAACAAAAGTAAAATGAAAACAAGAAATGTAAAAGTAACAGTAGGAGTATATTTTCTACTAATAGTAACAGTAGCCCTTATATTAGGAAGTTGTAAGTCTTCAAGACATGCAGGTTGTGATGCATATGGTAAAGTTAAATGGGAAGATAATATAAAGAATCCTGAAAATGGAGAGTTTGTTTGTGAAGTAGCTTTTAATGAAGGCATTACTGCTGAAGAAGTTACACAAGCACAATTTAATGCAAGATATTTACAATAATGTTGTTTAGAAAATTAGACAAGTTATACCTACATAAATTAGGTATTCTTGAAAAACTAACTCAAACATATCAAGCTGATGCAGATCCAGAAGTAATAGCAATTAGAGCTTCTGATCTGCAAATGGAATTAGCTGAAATAGAAGAACAAATTAAGTTTGAAGAAACTATGAAGCCTTTTACCTATATGCTAATATTTTTTGTAATAACTAGCTTATTTATTTTAACAATATCAATCTTAACAAACTAACCTATGAAAACTTTACTATTAACCCTAATACTATTTGTAAGTGTAAATGTAATTGCATCTGATGATGACATATACAAAGGACTTACAAAACAAGAAACAAAATATATTAAACATATTGTAATGATACAAAATGAAAATATTTTGTCTATTACAAGAAATGAAACTAATACATTTTTAGTTGTTTTCCCAACAGCTAAATATTTAATGGACTCCGAAGGATATATTACTAATGTATGGATACTAGGTGATGATGATCTTACCTGGGAAGATATGGGACAAGAATTTTAACTTAAACAAATATTTATGGAAGACACTAAATTTGAACTTAAGCTTATCAAAAATGCAAACTTTATGCATGAAATTCTTGATATAACAGATGACAGATGTGGAGAATTAATGGAAATTGCTGAAAATGCACATAATTCCAATGAATTATTCACAAATGCATACAAAGAAATAATTGAAAGCTGTAGAAACATTAATGAAGTTGTATTAATAATTAACATATTTAACCAAATCCATAAAATCAAAGAAAATGATGATTTAATGGGTTTTTTATCTAATATTATTGGAAATGACAGATACTGATGTAATAAAGTCTGTCTTAGGGTTTGACCTTAAGGCAGAAATACTAGATAAGGATAATAATCCTATTCTAACAGGTGCTAAAAGTATAATACCTGAAGATTTTGTAGAACAAATACAAAATAAAACTGTAGACAGAAAATGGTTTACTAATTATAATCAAGGCTTACTAGATAAAATAGCTGATTATAGAAAATATAACCTATAAATTTAAGACAGTGTATTCTTAGAGTATGCTTTTCCAAAAATAACAGGGGAATATAATGTTCCCCTTTTATTGTTTTAGCTATATACTGCAATAATTTATTTTATACAAGCAATCATACATGAAATTATCACGTATTTTTACTATAGATATAAAAACATGCAGTATCAGTTACCAAATGGAAAAGTTATTTATCTCTCTATAGAGCAATTTCTAGAGATGACTGATCAAGATATCCAGTTTTTAATGTCTATTGACCATGGTGTACATATTGTTGATCCATTTACAGGTTCAGCAGTAGAAAATACTTACCAAAAAGAGTTTGATTTCTCATATTTACCTAATGATGAGAATGAAGAGAATGATGCATTTGATGATATTTCATTAGATGACATTATTAATTTAGAGGATCCCACAGATATATAATATATTCTTATTGCAATAAGAATATTTACAACTTATTACTAGTTTGAGTGACTAATAATATAGTATTCTACTCACAAATCAATTTATTTATTTATTTATTTATTAAAAAACCAAAATTATGAACGCAAAAGTAAAAGTTGTAGCTAATGCTACAGGAGCAATTGTTACCATTTCAGCAAATAATCCAGAATTTGGATTTGTAAGGTTTGAACAAGTACGGTCAGTTATTGATGATAATGGCTTCTTACGTAGAAAGCCTGTTAGTACTTTAGTACATGGAACAGTTGAAGAGTTATCTGCAATGGATTTCTTTAATGGACAAGAGTTACCAGGATCTATTATAATCCAAGAATCTCTTGCACCATTTAATGCAAAGACACCACAGAGAGATCTTAAAATTGCAGGTGATACAGGAATTGTATGTACTATTGATGGTTCTGCAATTTACCGTAGAACAATATACTCTGCTTCTTCTAGTGCAGAAGATACATTAGTTAAGCATAATAATATTGAGCAATTGCGTAATGCATATGCTGCTCAAGGTGCAAAAACTAATGCAATTCAACCAAATGCAGATTTCTCTATTGAGAGCTAAGAAAGAATAGGTTTATTACAAAGGGGGTACAAGAAATTGTTACCCCCTTTTTTTTTAATTTTAAAATGTATATAATGGAAAAGCTAAGACAAGAATTTAAAAATTATCAGTTTAATAATGAAAAGACCCATATACAATATGAGCAAGATAATTATTCAAACTATCAGAATTATCTTTATAAAAGAGCTCTTTATGGGCTATCTTCTATTAACCAAGAAGAACTTGATACTATGTGTGGAAAGAAAAAACAAAGAATAATAAATGTATACAAGAGAGCTCAAGTTGTATTAAATACTTTTAAGCAAACAGCTACTATAAGCTATACTAATTTTCTATTTAAAACTTTGTTTCCAAATAGTCCAATAACACAATTCTTATTATCTGAGACTGAGACTGATGAAAAGTTTAAAAATACTTTAACTTTTAAAGATTTAAACATCTCTAAAGAACAGATTATTAGTATCTTTATGTTAGAAGGTATACTTCCTAAAAACTTTTTAAGTTTAGAAGTACAACAGAATCAGTTACCAAGACTAAGAAATGATAAAGCTTAAAGAATGTGATGGTTGTCAAAAGATGACTGTTATATGGAAGAACCATGAGGGATTTAAGTATTGTAAATATTGTTGGAGTTGCCAAAATCCCAAGAATAAAGATAATATACAGAAACCAACTGATTATAAAATCCCTCAGGTTTCTTCTAAAAGAAAAAAGAAAGATGCAGAGTATCTTAAATTAAGAACAAAGTTTCTTTCTGATCACTCTATGTGTGAGCTTAATTATCCTTGCTGTAGTAATGGTGCATCAGATGTGCACCACACTTTTGCAGGAGCTAACAGAGATGCATTCTATTTAGTACAAAGTACATGGAAAGCAGCTTGTAGAGCTTGTCACAAACATTTACATGAACATCCTGCAGAGGCTAGAATACTAGGACACTTAAAATAATATGATTTAAACTTATGATTATGAAAGAAAACAAAAATGATTTTATTAAAATTGCTGTTACAACAAATTATACCCTGTTTAACAGATTACCAATGCAAAGACCAACAGGATCTAAACATACACAAGATTTAGTAGAAAGTGTCCGTAAAAAAGGTAACACTAGACAAGTTATTTGTTGTAAAGTAGATTTCTTTACTGGATCAAAATTAACATATGTAATAGATGGTGACCATTTATTAGATGCTTGTAGAAGAGAAAATATTCCAGTAAGATATGAATATATTGAAATAATTAGCAAAGAAGATCTTGTTGAAACAATGGCTTGTTATAATAATTCATCTAAAGCATGGTTGTTAAAAGATTATATTCATGCATTTTCATATTGTAATCCTGATTATGCTATTTTGCAAGAATACATGGGTAGATATAATTTAGAAGCTCTTATGATTGCATCAATTTGTAATAATACAAACACATATAATGCTATTGCAACTTCAAGTGCTAAAATTAAAAATGGAGAGTTTAAAATTAACAATCCAAAAGCTGCAGAAATGTGTAAAGCATTTAGTGATTTATTTATTAAAATTGGTGTTGCTGATAGATGGGTCAAGAAACAATTCTTAAATGTATTTATTCAAGCATATGCTACATATGATCATAAAAAGACTTTAGGCAATATTGAAAAGCATATTAAAACAATTAAAGTTATGTCAGATCCTTCTTATGCTAATGAATTTATTCAGAAAAATGTATTTAATTTAATTTAACAAAATGAACAGAGAAGAAATACAAGCAGAAGCATTAAAAGCTACTGTAGGTAAACAAAAAGCAAGTGTGGTTTTAGGAACTGGGGTCGGCAAGACCCTGGTTGGCCTAAAACATATGGAACTTAATACTACATCTCTTATGAGAACATTAGTAGTTGCACCTAAAAAATCTATCTTTCAATCTTGGAAAGATGATGCAGAAACTTTTAACATGCAAAAACAGTTAAACAGGATTACATTTACAACTTATCTAAGTTTAAATAAACATAACCCTGGTGACTTTGATGCTGTGTATTTAGATGAAGCTCATTCATTACTTGATAGTCATAGAGGATTTTTACAGTTCTTTAAAGGAAAGATACTAGGTCTTACCGGTACTCCACCAAAATATAAAGATTCTGAGAAAGGTAAATTAGTACAGGAGTTTTGTCCTGTAGTATATACTTTTAAAGCAGATGAAGCTATAGAGAATGGAATACTAAATGATTACCAGATCATAGTACATGAATTAGAACTTGGTACTGCAAAGAATTATGCTGTAGATATGAAAACTAAATCTTTTATTACCTCTGAACAATTGAATTATAATTATTGGAGTAATAGAATTGATACAGGTTCCGGTCCTGCACATATTATTAGAGTAATGAGAATGAAAGCTATGATGGAATATCCAAGCAAAGAAAAGTACACTAAAATACTAATGAACAGTATTAATACTAAATGTATTGTATTTGCTAATACTCAAGATCAAGCTGACAGATTATGTGCTCATAGTTATCATAGTAATAATCCTAAATCTGAAAAAAACTTGGAAGATTTTAAAACTGGTAATATTACAAAACTTTCTACTGTTATGCAGTTAAATGAGGGTGTTAATATTGCTAATCTTAAACAAGGTATCATTATGCATGCATATGGTAATGAAAGAAAAGCTAGTCAGAGAATAGGTAGATTACTTAGGTTAAATCCTGATGACAAAGCTATTGTACATATACTATGTTACATAGGGACAGTTGATGAGAAGTGGTGTAAAGAAGCATTAGAAGGTTTTGACCAAAGTAAAATACTTTGGAAAAACTATAATATTAGCTTATAATTGATTATATTATATTATGGAAATACCAGGACAATATAAAGTAGTTATGTATAATGATGATGTGCATGATTTTCCGTACATTATGGCTTGCTTAATGAGGTTTTGTACTTATGAACCTATACAAGCAGAACAGTGTGCATTAATTGCACATACCAATGGTCAATGCAGTATTAAGAATGGAAATTGGGATGAAATGTTTGAATTAACACAAACTTTAATATCTTTGGACATTAAAGTAATGATAGAATCCTATGAGAGCCATTTGTATTGATAGTTCAGATAAACCAAAAAAAATACCAGATTCAGAATGGATAACTGAAGGTACTACTTATACTATTACCAGAATAGTTAGAATGGGACTTGAAAAAAACAAGTATGGAGTTCTTCTTAAAGAAGTACAACTCTCATCTCAATCCTTTCCTTATGAATTATATGATGCTGCAAGATTCTTACCTTTAGATATCTTAGCTAATATGAAAGAAGAGGAAGAAGTCACCATTAAAGAAGCTGACTTAGAATTAGTTTAAAAATTACTTCTTTTTACCATTTATTTAAAAATATACAATGTATACATCAAAAGATATTGAGGATGAGTTAAAAAGCATGCTCAAACCTCACAGAAAAAGAGATTATTTAGATAAAAGAAATTATCTAATTGGTATATTATCACACAAGTATAATATGACTGAAGACCATATTGCATCTATTACTAATATAAATAGATGTACAATACATGCTGCTAAAGATCAAGCATCCCATTTAATTAAAATAAATAATAATGGCTTTTTAACTGCAGCAGCAGATTATATAGAAAAGTTTCCCTATACATTTATTGAGAAAACTAAAAGTGATAGACACAAAAGATTACACACAGTTGTAGTAACATTAAGTGATCAAACATATAAAAAGCTCAGAAACTATACAAATGTAAAGGAAACAAGTACTATTAATATAGCTGGGAGAAATATAATTGAAAAATATTTAAAACTATGGGAAGAGTAAAAGAAATGTATATGGAAATGTTAGAAAGAGATTTAGAATTTCTAACATTAGAACAATACATGCAACTTAAAGATCTAGCAGATCAACATGCAGAAGAACAATATTTAAAAGAATTAAAAGAAAAAGGTGATTCAGAAGAATAGGCCTAATTATAAACCAATTAAAACCAAATAAATGTTTAGTTTACCAAATCCAAAGAAAACAATAACAATTGATTTTTCAGTTGACCAAATAATGAAAGGCATACCAAAGATTACTGCAGTATCAGATAGTAAATATAATGTGACTGAAGTAAATGCTATTTTTAACCAAATAACTCTAGAGTGTTCAGAGTTTTTATCTCTTGGTGTATATATTGATTTTAATCTGGCAAAGAAATCAGATACTTCAACAGAAGTAACAATAGAAATAAGAAGAAAGATAGGTTCTTTTGATAATGCTGTAGAATTACAGAATGCTAACCATCATTTTATGGATCTAGTAAATTATTTATCTTCAGTTATTGTAATGTCTGATGAAGAATTTAACAAAAAGTACAGTGCTGTATTAGAAGCTATTGCTAATAAAAGTAATGAAGAAGCTAAACCATGGTTTGCTAAGAAAAACCTTGCTACACTTTATATAATTTTAGGCATTGCTACATTACCATTTTTGATTGGATTTATTATCCTACCTATTGGACTATATGCTAGAAAGAAAAATAAAGAATATTTAAATTCAAATTGGGGAGTTTTATTATTAATAATAAGTCTAGGACTAGGTTATACAGCAAGTGCACAATGGACATATGAAACTGTTAATAATGGATTTGATACTCCATATAAAATTGCTTATACAGCAGACAATAATGGATCTTGGCTTAAACTTGAAAATGTAGATGGTGCTATTTCTTTTTATATAGCAGGAGGATATACTTGTGAAGATTATGTAACAGTAGATGTGTCTTTTTTAGTTGGTGGAGTATATAAGAAATATACATTTAGTGCAGTAACTTCTGGAGATGGAGATGTTGTATTTTTTATGGATAACTTATTAACTGCAGATTGTCTTGCTGATTTTAAAGCATGTAATATTCTTAAATTAAGAATAAATGATGTAACATGTGGTATAGATACATTTGAATTTAAAATGTTTGGAAGCACAGCTGCATTAAACTATGTTATTAATAAGTGAAACACTTTGTAAAATATCTATTGGTATGGGTAAGCCAAAACTTATCCATACCTTTTTGGATGGTTGGTCATATACATCTATCAATGAATGTATATGCTGATATCCATGAGATATTAATGTCCTTTGGTATGAATATCATTGTGGCAATAGGATTTATTATTGACTATAAAGAAACAAGAAAGAAATGAAACAAACATCAATAGAATGGTTGCAAGAACAATTAGAATGTTTTGGAAATAAACATGAATTACAAATGTCTTGGGCTACAGTAGATGAGTTACTTAAACAAGCCAAAGAAATTGAAAAGCAACAAATAGTAGATTTTGCTTATGTAATAGCAGATGACTTAGCTTGTGGTGTCTTTAGAGAAAAGGAACATATGGAAAAAAGATATGAAGAATTTTTAACCTTTAGATCAGAAGAAGATAATGACTAATATATTAGTCATTTATACCTTTTTGTCACAATTCTAGCTAATATATGTGACATTTTGATAAAGAATAAGTGGTAAAAATTACCCCATATCTTAAATAGAAATGATAAAACTGAGTGCAAATTAAGTAAAATGAGCGCAAAGTATGAAAATTAAGTATTAATCACCACAATTAACTAAAAATGATATGAAAGAAACAGCAGTAGAATGGCTTGAAAAAATACGTCAAGGTCAGAAAGGACAACCATTTGATGATTATGAGTGGGAAATAGCATTTAATCATGCCAAAGAAATAGAGAAGGAGCAAATGGAAGAGATTAGAGAAATGCTTGTACAAGGTGCGTTAACTAATATGAGTTGTGCTTCTGCTGTTGTGGAATTTGATAGATTAACTAAACAACAAGAACAATGAGTGATATAACAGTATGTCCAGGAACAGATTGTCCTGTAAAAGAAAAGTGCTATAGATTTACAGCACCTAAGAATGAATTATGGCAAAGTTACTTTATGGAAATACCTGGTAAAATAGAAGATGACAAGTTTACTTGTGATATGTATTGGGGTGAAAAAGCAGAAGGTATATGGAATCAACTAAAAGATATAACAAATGGGGAAGATAATACTGGAGTTTAACTCTGAAGAAGAAGGTAATGATGCTAGATTAGCATTAGATGGATACAAATGGAAAATAGCTATGTGGGATCTTGACCAAAAGTTAAGAGGTGTTGCAAAATATGGTGCTATTGATAATAGAGAAGCTACACCTGAAGAACGGGATATGGCTGATAAGGTTCGGGAATTTATAAGAGATATTTTAAATGATTACAATTTAAACTTAGAAGAATGACAAAAGAAATGAAAACTCTTACAAAAGAAATTGTAGAAGAACATTATACTATTACTGAAGGAATAGATGGTAACTTAAGTAACTTAAACTATCTCTGGTATATGTATCATAAAGGTACAAAAGAGGGATACTGGAAACCATTTATATATATGGCTGAATTACAGTTGCTTAAAAGATTTGATTATATTAATGATTCTGAAATTCAAAACTTAATTAGTATGATGGAATCTGAAGATGAAAGTAACATGAGTATAGTAACTTTAGCTATCATGAGTCTTAGACAATTAAGAGTAAAAGAGCATGGTATATATAATAAAGCTAAGAAAGAGTATTCAAAAATAGCTGAAGTATATCCTAATGAAATACTAAATCATGAAGTATTTACACAAACTATGAAAGCTAGATGATATGAGTAAACTTCAAAAAATCTTTATTATTGAAATGATGGGACCTGAAATGGAAAAGTATATTAAACTATTTCCAGAAGATAATTTTTCTAAATTATTAACTCAGTATATACAAACAAGATTTAAATGTACAAAGCATATTGCAAAAGAAATAACTAAAACTTTAATTGATGACAGAGCAAGAATTAATTGACCTTGGTTTTAATAAAATTACAGTCACAGATGAAGAAAGTAATAATGGATATGATTATTATTATTATTCTTTACATTTAATGGAAGGATTAGAACTAAATTCTACTGACAGTGATCATAGTACTACTCATGGTTGGGAAGTTAATAACTATGACTGGCCAACAGTAAAAAGTATAAGTAAAGAAAGTATTATTTTGTTGAAGCAGATGACTCAAGATCTTCAAGATCTAAATCCTTAGTAGATAAGATTTTAGCTTTTTCTGCTAAAATAGTAAACATAATCATAGAAGCAGCTGATTTCCAGCATTCATCAATAGCAGTA